AACAGAAAGAAAACTAAGAGCTACTTGGTCTCCTGAACTTGCACAAGACGTGTCTGCATTCCACAACATTGATGCTGAGGCTGAATTAACAGCTTTATTATCAGAACAAGTTGCGGCTGAGATCGATAGGGAAATCCTTAAAGACCTTAGAAATGGTGCGGCTTGGTCATTGAGATGGGACGCTAACGGATGGAGAAGAGCTAACGCTGGTTCTGGTTACAATGCTTATACACAAAAAGATTGGAATCAAACGTTGATTACTTCTATCAACCAATTATCTGCTCAAATTCATAAATCAACACTTAGAGGTGGTGCTAACTGGGTCGTTTGTTCGGCTGAAGCTTCTGCTATCTTTGATGATTTAGAGTACTTCCACGTTTCTAACGCGGCACCAGAGCAAGATTCTTATAACATGGGTATTGAGAAGATTGGTTCTTTATCAGGTAGATATACTGTATATAGAGACCCTTACTTCCCAGCTGGAAAAGTGTTAGTAGGACACAAAGGAAAATCATTACTAGATACTGGTTATGTTTACGCTCCTTATGTACCGTTACAACTTACACCAACTATGTATAACCCATTCAATTTTGCTCCTATCAAAGGAATCATGACCAGATACGCTAAGAAGATGGTTAACAACAGATTCTATGGTACGATCACGATTGATGGAATACAAACATTCCCAATTGGAGAATTGAAGTAAGCTTATCGCTACTCTTTAATATTAAAAACCCCTCTTTTCGAGGGGTTTTTTTTTATAAACAACTTAGGTATCTATCTCCTCTATCACAGAGAATTGTTACGGCATCGGTTTTATCATTATCTCGTAACCATTCGAAAGCGGCTTTAACATTAGAACCCGCACTTATACCAACAAATAAACCGTGTTTAAGTGCCAGATGTCTAGCAATTTTTTTTGCACAATTAGTATGGACGGTTCTAACCTCATCAACTGAATCTAAATCCACCAAAAATTTACTCCCATCACCAATTCCTTGTATCCCGTGTAAACCTGGTTCACCACCAGACATAACTGGACTTTCTTCTGGTTCTACTGCAACTATTTTTATATCTTCCCATTTTTCTTTTAGAAATTTACGAGTACCCATCAGTGTACCTCCTGTGCCAGTACCTGCCACAAAAACTGCCGGAGAATCATATCTTCTATAAGTCCCTTTTATTTTAGGTAAAGACCATTCCTCATAGATTTCTGGTCCAGTAGTTTGGTAATGTGCCTCAATATTTAAGGGATTGTGGAATTGATTACAATTAAACCACCCTTTAGCCTTACACAAATCATCCCTCATTTCTATAGCACCATCAAAGTCTCCTTCCTCTACTTGTATTAATTCAGCCCCATAGTACTTAAACATTTGTTTACGTTCTTCTGACATATTAGATGGCATGATAATTTTCATCTTATAACCTCTTTCGGCAGCAATCATAGAAAAAGCAATACCACTATTACCTGAAGTTGCTTCACAAAGAGTGTCGCCTTTTTTAATTAATTTTTTTTCTTCAGCATTGTTAATAATATAGGTTGCCATACGGTCTTTTACAGAACCTGAAGGATTCATAAATTCTGCCTTACCCCATACGGTTAGATTACCTAAAGTAATAGGTATAAGAGGGGTGTTTCCGGTGTAGTGAGATAGTTTTCTTGTCATAGGTTAATGATAAGAAAAAAAATGTATAATGAAAATAAAATTAGTTATGTAATTATTCTCTTTTTCAGATTGTCAGGAAGTCCTTGATTTTTTACAATAAACCTTAATTTTTGGTCATAAGTCATGACCCTTTCATTGGAGGTTAATCGTAAATCAATATAATAGGTATTAGGTATCAACCAAGAAGTATCTATCACAAAATAGTTTCTTGTGGGAGTTCTATTTACGTCAGTATAGTCAATTACAGTATATTCACTTGTACCATCTTTTATATAAAGTCTATACTTAAGAGAGTCAATTACTTGTGTTTGATTTACTGTATATGGTACACGAGCACTTACCATTACTTTACGATAATCTCCTCTTTTTATTGTTTCGTCATTTTTTATACCAGAAAGAGATAAACCATAAGAACGTGGTAAGTCTGTATCAGTACCAATATTATAATACTGATTTTGTTCTCTAATTGTTATATAATTTGTTACATTATCAAGACTTTGAGTCACTCCATTTTTTGTTATTGTCATTCCTGACCAAACATCACTATATTGTACAAGTGGACAGGCACAGGTAGTAGGAACCGTTAAATCAATACAATATATTCCTTTAGTGACGTGTTGCACACTGGTATATGGGGTATATTGTGAAGCATTTTGATGATCAGTATTAACCGAAAGAAATTGTTGATATACATCTCCATCAGAATCATAGACTACAGCCCCAGGAAGATTATCCAAGTTGGTTGGTTCACTACCAACATTAACATATAAACATATTCTGTTTTGTTTTCCCATATAAAATTTTTCCCTATCATCTATTACTGTGTCGTAATAAGTGGTCTCTATATATGGTTCAAAAAAAGTATTTGTATTTTCATTAAAAAAACCAACATATCTTTTTTCGTCTGTTTTAATAACTTCATAGAAAGGATTAAAGGCAATTCCCATTCCATAATTTTTAACACCAGTTAAAAACTCTGCTGGGTCGGCACAACCTACTGTACCATAACATCCTTGTACAGAATCTGTAACTAACCCTCCCGTGGGAGTTGTTGACCCATTTAATGCGGTTGTTGTACCAGTTAACATATCATTTATAACATCTGTTATGTCCATTTCAACATCCTCATTACCCCTTGAAAAGTGTTGTGTAGCAACCATAGTAGTTGCCGTGGTGTTAGTCATTGCAGTATATGGGAATAATGCGTATCTTGAATATTCTGAAGATGTTAATGAACTACTACCGGTATACACACCACAAGTAGAAAGTGGAGTTTCATAAGTTCCTCCTGTCCATGGTAAGTTGGTTTTTCTAAAACACCAATTACTAACCCCCTGACTACTAAATTTAGTTCCCGCATCCCAATCTTGTCCTAGTTTGAAAGCCAATAAATCGAATGAGTTTGCTCTAGACGCTGCATTAAATAAAGTATCTTTTCCTAATAGGGCATCATTGTTAAAAATAGTGTTGGTCATTTTTAATGTGTGTACAGCTTTACTCTGTAACCCACTTGATGCACTAAACCCACTAAGGGTAATTCTTTTTTCATTTATTCTTGAAACTAACCCTGAAAGGTCAAAGTTAAAGATAAATCTACTATAATTAGTTCTTTCTACTGTAGTACCAGTACCCGCACCATAAAATAACTCAACCACAGGGTTTAGTGCTCCGTTACTTAACGCTTCAGTGGATCCTGTTGAAAATCCCTTAACTAAAGTATTACTATCAGTAAAATATGTTTTATAAATTCCCATAATTTCCTTTTATAATAAATACTTAATTAATTCTAATATTTTGATTTTTCAATTGTTCTAGATTAAACTTTAATATCTCATCTATTTTACCCACACCAGTTATTGGTCCTTCTTCCGCTCCTTTATGTTCATGACCCTTAACATATTGTTTAATTAACTCTAAAAAATAAACTAATTTATCTCCATATATTAGAGGTTCACTTTCCTGTGTTAAATACGTATCGATTGAGCCACTAGGTAGATCTTTTAATAATCCGTCATTAAAACCATTACTAGAAAGTTTATTATAACTAAGTCCTCGTCCCCCTTTACCTACGACATCCGGAGAACCTATTGAAGAATCGTAAGTAATTAAATGAATTTTATTTGAATAAATATTGGTTGCACTATTATTTTCATTAACCATTTTGATTTGAATACGCGGTGGGTTCTTTTTATTTAATTGTAGGTTTTTTTGATCCCTCCCAATATTCATGTTTGGTAAAAATGAACCCGCTCTTATGTTTATCTCTTGTTTTGTTAATATAATATCTGCGTTTTGTCTACCTTGTACACTAATATACTCTGGTTTTGGGTATATTAAATGACCTTCTCTTCCATTACCTTTTTTATATGGATTATATGATTCAGGTTCATTACCAATACTTGATGATAAACCCATCGCTTCTCGTTTTTTCTGTTGATGTAAGTATTGTGGTTGACTAATTAAAGGTCCAATATAAGCCCTATTCAAACCAATGGTACTTTGATTTGACCCATTATCAGATGTCCACATAATTATTCTCACTGCCTCCCCTATTTTAGGAACAACATTAAAAAATTTCGGTAGTAACGGGTAAGCCCACGGTAAATTATCAGGATTAACTTGTCCTCCATCATCTCTATAATCCTTATCAAGATTCATAATTTCAACTTTAATTCTACCAGCACCGTCTGGGTCATTAGTACTTACAACCTCACCATAGTAATAGACATGAGCTCTTTCGAAATCTCCTTGAAATCCTCTTTTATTATATTTTCCGTAAGCTTCGTTCATTTATTTAGATAGTTGATTTCTTTTTCTTAATTCTTCTATAATTAAATTATATTCAGATTCCACAGAGTCTAGATTTTTAAGTTTTTCCATTATTTCATTTTTAAGAGAAATATGTTTTTCTTTTAATGTATCCATTAACTCACTTAACACTTTATTACTTTTTTTATTTACTTCCATTTTTAACATAATGCTGAAGAACCAAATACTGGAATAGTTGTTGTACCATAACCTACAAGAGGTCCACCCCCGTTGGCTCCTGAAACTACAACAGATTGTCCTGGTAGAGTACCTGTTGTTACTCTTAAATTTCTTGTTATTTCTCCCATATACTCTTCGGCTCTAATAACTTCTAACATTTCTCTTTGGGATATTGACCCGTCAGGACGAGGACCCACATCAGCACCTGCTTCTTCAAAACGAGAAATTACATTTCCTGCTAATCTCTTAGCACTAACTCCACCTCTTTGATTTCCCAGTAAAGTTACCGGAGGAGGTATAGGTGGAGTCGGTATTGAGTCTAAATTGGCTAATGCCAGTATTGCTTCTAATACACTTAAAGCTACTCCAAAGTTTATCCCACCTTCATCTTCTTCTGTTTGAAAAGCTCCAGTGTTAGTTCCTCTTATCCCCAATTCTGAGGGTTTATATGTCATTCCACATCCCATTATAAAATTCTTTTTGTTCTTTGTGCTATTTTAGCCTTTCCTCTTAAAAGAGTGGCTTTTATCGAAGCAGTCCAAATGTCTAACTTCTCTTTTAATATTTTAATCGCAATGTCCGCCATTAATCTTTGTACAAAATAACTTAAGTGTTGGAAAAAATCCTTTACTATTAGTTCATATAATATTTTAACGATTTCTCTAATAGAACCCCTTAACTCACCAAAAATTTCTAACCTTTCGGGTCCTATGTCTATTTTTTTAGGTTGACCAGCTCCTTGATCTTCTAATTCACTATCATCAACTAACGCATAACCCACTAATAATAACATAACAAGTGTCTGAGGAGTAAGTGCTTGTTTTAAGAAAACATTTTTTAAGTGATCTAATATAACTTTAATTATATCATTTTTTATTGTTGCATCATCCGTGTCTACCGGTACTGAAGATACATTAGCAATTGATCCATTAATTGCTAAATCAGTTAATTGGTTAATCATGTTACCAATTGCATTAACTCTTTGTTGTTGAGTTAGTGTAACGTCTGCGTAAAGTGAACTATATTGATTTACGAGTATCATTGCTTCTTCTTGATCAACTTTAGTCACCAAAGTTCCACAATTTAGATTTAATACAACGGCACCTTCAAGAGCATTTTTTGCATTATATCTAAATAACTCCATTTCATTTCTATTATATTTGAAAAAGGCTATTTCTTCATTTACAACTTCACCACAATCTGTATCCGCCATTCTATTAGCGGTAGCGTTAATTTGTTGAAGTTCAACAAGAGTCTCGTAACTCTTACCTGATTTTTTATCGAATATTCCTGTTAGTAAATTAACAATTTCATTTACGATTGCTTCAACAGGGAATAATTTGAGGTTATCAAAGTAATCATCAATAAAATTCTCTACAGTTTTATTTGTGTAATCTATACCAATTTCAAATATAAAACCACCACCAGTATAAGTGACTTTAGCTATTTCTTTACCAGCTATAGTCATACCTTTCGCTTGGTTTAATTCATCGACTGCCTCCATTATTTTTCTATTAAAATCGTCTACGTCTCCTAATACTTGATTTGCATATGGTGCGGCAATACCCCCCATTCCTTGGACTGTCTTAAGAAAATCAAAAATATCTAAATTGATTAAATTAATTTCTAGACCTCCTCCACCTAACCAAGCGGGAAATCCAGAATTTAATACACTTTCACCACATTTAGCCTTTAGACCATCCCTTAAACTATTACGAACTTGTTGGTCTATTTCATTTAATTTTGTTCCCAGTAAATTTTTTAGTATATCCTCGAGAGATTTTCCTCCGGCAAGCATAGAAATAATATCCATTAGAAATGGAATCAGGTCTTTTTTTCTTGTTCCAAAACCATCGACCCCTAATTGTCCTGCTAAATCTAAAGCTTGTGACTGATTAATTACTTTAAGAGTACTTAATATTTTCTTTAAGGTGCCTTTTCTTTTACTTACGTCAGCCATATTGAGTCTGGTTTATACATCATATTTGATGTTATCCCCGTCACCCACTTTTTCAGATTGTTTAATCATATCTTCGATAAGTTGTTTATCTTCATCGCTGATATTAATTGATGAGGTTTCACCTTCGTCACCAGATTTAACTAAAGTTATTTGAAGTTTAACTATATCTAATTTTTTGGATATTGAGGAGTCTATTATTCTAAGTAATTCATTATTGATTTTACCTACTTGTTGTATGTCGGCATTATCATTTACGTCTCTTAGTTGTTTATTTAACATTGATATAGCCTTTGTACGATTTTCGCAAGCCTCATTATAACTCTCTTGGAGAAGTTGTTCAATACTTTCCTTTTCTAATGCAACGTTTTTTCTTTTAGGTCTAGGCATATCATTTCTTTTATTATAAATATTCTGAACTAAATTTATCTCGAATACCTTTGTATATCTTTTTATATCTTCTCATCCCGTTTCTAATTTCTTTAGTCGAAAGAGAGGTCATCTCTCTAATGTTATGTAAAACTAAATTTTTATTAAATTTATTATTACCATTTGTATCACTAAAAATTATCTCCCAGTTTTCAAACATATAAACTAATGACTCCCCCACAGAAATCTCATTCTGCGTTAACTTAGGGTTTTTTAATTCTTCATTTATTTCACCAATAATATTTGACATTAATTTTTTAAGAATCGCCTCTTTTTCATAAACTTCCTTACCTTGGTGGACAACCATGTCATCTCTTTGTTCTAAATCTGTTGCATAATCTTCGTAAGATAACAGACTCTTCTTTTTCTTTGTATCTTTTATTAATTGTCCTAATAGGTAATTTTTACATATTGTACCAAAATAAGAATAAGCTTTTTTACCTTTTTCTGGTTTGAACTTATCGCATTTTGTAATTAAAAAGGAAAGAGTGTCGTTATGGGTATTTATAAAACTCATATCATCTCGATAGAGTTTATATTTTCTTATAATACTTTCGACCATTTTATTTAACGGATCCTTAAGATACTGATTATATACCCTATTTTTTTCGTCGTAAGTTGAGGCGGTTAAAAATTTAAGTACTGCAGATTCTTGCTCTTGACCAAAATACGGTTTTTTTCCTTTAATTCTTGGCATCTTATATAAGTGTTACTTGTATTTCTCTATCCTCAGTAAAGAAATATTCTTTTTTGGCAGACTCCAACCAAAATTTTCCTTCCTCTCCTTCTATAAGGTAATCTGGATGGTTTTTATAATTATAAAACAAAGAACCCTCTCTCATATTAAGATGTTTATACCCTACTTTAGGGATTGTCATTATTTTAGCATCCATAAAGACAGAACGTAATAAAAATTCATAAACAAAAGTTAATTTCATATTCTTTTTTAATCCTCCGATGTCTTGAAAAAACTCACAATTCATAACCATTCCATCAATATTGAAGTTTGGGTATTGTAATAAAGCATCCAAATCTAGAAATCCAATCTCTTCGGTGAATCCCATTGCCCAAACAGGTTCATTACTCCAACCAATAAATTTATTAGAGGTGTCAACATTTGTTATAAGAGGGAGAAAAACATCTACATCTTCATTTTCTTTCATGTATACTTTTACCTGCTCAATCCAAATACTAGAAAGTTCATCATCTAATTCTAATATGCAAAAGTATTCGGTATTACATGAATCTACTGCAAAATTAATTTGAGATGCGAAATCATGGTATTCCGAATCATTAACTAAAATTCTTTTATTTATATCACCAAAATCTAGTTTATTTAGTTCTTTTTCTAACTCTTTAGTACAAACTAAAAGTAATTCTTCAGGTTTAGTTTTTTGGTCTTTTACACTAGACAACGCAGTTTTTATTAAATTGATTTCATCGTTGTCAATAGTGTGGATTGGTATAATTACTGTAATATCTTTCATTTTATTATTTTATTTATTTTTTTGCAGTTTCAGGGTATTTCTCCTCCATAGCTGTTATTTCTTTATTTAGTACTTGTACTAACTCATTAACTCTTTGTTCAAATAGTTCTTTGTAAAATGTGGCCACTTGTTCAGCCGCTACCTTTTCATTGTATATCTCCGCAGTTTTTTCCATCTCGTCGTATATGTCTTGAGGAATACTATTTTCCAACCAATTTTTCATAACACCCGCTGCTGTATCTACCATAGTTAATTTATTATTACTCCACACACCATTTTTTTCAGTTAACCATTCAGGTGTTAAATCTGGTACCAAACCTACTACAGGTACTTTACTTTTCATACATTCTATAGGGAATGTACCAAAGGAAGCAATAGGGTCGATCCATACCGCAACAGCACATTCATCTAAAGCTTGTGAAAATTCTGAACGACTCATACCCCTCATATCTCTAAAAGTAATCCATTTTAGGAAAGGGTGTTTTATATAAAAAGTTTTAATAAAATTAGACGTTTCTCTAGGGTCTCTTGATAGGATTGCTATAAAAGGTTTTTTAAGTTTAATTTTAGAATTAAAATAGTTAGGAATACTTGGTTGTATAACACTAGTTTCAATTGTAGGAAATAAATTCTTTATATAATTTTCTTGAGATTTTGAATTGGTAATACATTTTCTAACTCCGTGAGGTCCCCACGTTTCTCCTGGCTTCATTAATTCAAATATATAGTCATAGGATTGAGAGAATATAATTTTTTCACAATTAGCGCTACTAAGTTGTGAAAGTATTCCCCCATAAACTTCGGGAATTATAATAAAGTCTTGTGGTCCGATAACTGCCCCACCATCTTTTTCTTCTGCTCCGGCAGTTTCGTGAGGTATCTCATCATATTCTTCACCCATCCAACTACCAGGTTTAGTGTAATCCGCCTTTTCTGTTAGTATAATTGCGTTATAACCTAATTCTCTAAGTATTTTAGCGTGTTCGTAAATTGTAGCAATTGCTGCCATAGCGGATCCTTTTGAGTCCATACAAAAGAAATATATTTTATTTCTTTTCCCTTCAAGGGTGCTTAGTGCGTCCTTTATAAGTTTTACATTTGTATTATTAAATGTGGTGTCTTTTCTTTCTTCCATTTTTTAGTTTAATTCTTTATAGTCTACCTTTTTGGTATTTATTATTTGGTCAAGATAACCCTCTTCAAAAAATTCTTTAGAACTTTTAAGTTCATAATCGGATTCCATACCTTTGTTATAGTTCCGTTCTACTTTTACTAGTATTTTATCTTTAGGTTTGTTTTTATTAAAATGAGGAAAAGTTGTTAAAAGTAAATCACATTCTTCCCACATTTCGTCATAACTACGTACAAATTTTATATTTTTACACATACAGCTACTTTTTGATAGAAAAAATAATGTAGATGGTATGGCTCTCCCACACTCCCTTGTTAATAAAATAACTTCATGAGTTTCTAAATTTTCGGTAATAAAGGAATTGAGTTTTGTAATAATGTGGTCCTCTATTTCATCGGCCCCACCATAAATCTCTAAAGAACAATCCTCGTATAAAAATTTTTCTAAACTCTCATCATTCTCAAAAGTAAAATATTTTTCTAAATCATAATCAGTTATCTCCTTTATATCAATTTCAGATTTATAATATTTTTTATGTGTAGAAATAGCCTTGTTTAGTATATTTCTTAATATTCCATCTATATTTATTCCTATTCTCATAATATTGAAATTTAGGGTTAACTTACACTAAAGTAAATTACATTCCGTTTAATAATTCAAACACCGCATCAATTGCTTCGTGTCTATGATTATCGGTCAATAAAGCCTTATAAACAAATTTAGAAGAAGATATCTTAGCAACTTCATGAATTGCGGAATAATTTCTATCTTTAAGATCAATTTGTTGGTTATCCCCGGTAAATATCATTGTTGAATTTTTACCTAATCTACTTAGTACCATTGATAGTTGCGACTTCGTTAAATTCTGGAACTCATCAATTATACACACGCTATCCTCAAAAGTTCTACCTCTAAAATGAGCTAATGATACCAATTCAATTTGCTCCTCACTCTCCATTTTTTGTAGAACAAGAGGTTTATTATAAACTTTACGCATATTAGATCTGATAGGAACTAACCAAGGTTCCATCTTTTCTCTTTCTGAACCAGGAAGAAAACCATTATCTTCAGTAGAAACAGTAGGTCTAGTTATAATGATTTTATTACATTGTCTTTTGAAAAATTGATCTAAAGCTATTTGTACTGCTAATAACGTTTTACCACTTCCAGGTTTACCAACAACAAAATTAAAAGGATGTTTTAGTATTTCAGTTTTAGCCTTTTTTTGTTCTGGGGATAATGAAAGTGAAAATCTTATTGCTCCTTTTGGGGGAGTTTTATCTTTATTATTTCTTGTTGCCATCTATAAATTTTTTTATTGTGTTTATTATTATCTCTGAGGGTTTTCCATTTTTCATATAAAAATCTTTTATTCTTTCACTTTTAGTATGGACTAACCACTCTATAGGGTTAATCAGGTTTTTATATCTTACTCCATAGTCCGCTGACTCAACTTCTGTCCACTCAATATTATCTCTCATAACTATACATTTCTTTCTAAAAAAGGGACATGTCTTCATTAGACCACCTGAGTCTGTAATTATAAATCCACAACTTGATAAAGCATCTATCATTTCACTATATTTTGCTGGGGGTTTAACGGTAATATTAGTTGGAAGGACGATATCGTTATTTTCGATAAATGATTTGGTACTGTGGTGCAAGTAAAAATCAATAGGTTCATTGTATTTTTCACAAAAAGAAAGAATTTTAGAAAAACTCTTAATATTTAGATTTTCTCTTCTATGAATTGTCATAATGGCAGGACCCATAAAATCGATCTCTTTATCATAATATCTATTAAGTAATTCATATTCTAAATCACCACAAACTACTTCATTGTTAAAGTAATCTTGTATTTTTCCTGTTTCTTTAGGAGTGAATTGAATCTCTGATGTTAGGTCGGCCACTATCCTATTTAGTTCTTCTGGTACTTTTATGTCATTACATCTTAACCCGGCTTCTATGTGGGCAAAAGGTATTTTTTGTTTATAACAAACTAATGAAGAAGATAATGTACTATTTGTATCGCCATATATTAAAACAAAATCAGGACTTTCTTTTTTTAGTATTTCACTAAATTTTTCCATTGTTTCTGTAATAAAAGTGACTTCATCATTATTAGATGTTCTTAAGTCATGGTCTATAACTAAAGAAAACTCCTGTATAAAATAATCAGAAACATTTTCACTATAGTGTTGATTGGTGTCAACTATTACATGATTGATATTATTTTCATTACAAAAATCAAAAATAGGTTTAATCTTGACGTACTGGGGTCTCGTCCCTATGATGCTCAGTATTTTCATTTTTTCTCATTTTGTTTCTTTCACTTATTGTGGCACCTAATACTTCACATATACTTCCATTTTCTAACATTGTTCCATATAGTGCTTGGGTATCTTTAGGAAAACACGCCCCTCCATAACTTAGTTTACCATCCGGTCCTGGTACAGTGGTGTGCATCGGATTTATCCACCCATTCTTCAACATAAGACTAATAACTAAAGAATAGTCCGAATCTAACTTTTTACACAAATCAAACATTTCATTAAAGAATTGTACTTTAACTGCATAGAAGGAGTTCGCGAATATTTTCATAAGTTCAGATTCAGTAGAGGTACTGGTTGATATTTCTGCGTCGGGAAAACTTTCCTTATATAAACTTTTTAATTCACCTAATTGTTCTTCATTCTCTGTATATCCTAAAACAATATGTTTTTGATTGGCAAAATCTTCTTCACTTGTTCTTGCTGTTAAAAACTCGGGATTGTGTACAATGTTTAATTCACTATAGAGATAGTGTAAATTCATTATTGTTTTTGGTTGAGTGGTGCTTTTTATAACAATAGTACCCTCATAATTTGAGTTTTGTAGTTTTTCTAAAGTTTCATGTAAAGCACTATAGTCATATCCTCTTAACTCGGTTGAAAATAAAGTAGGTAGACATAAAAACATTATATCAGAGTCAAGAGTTTCTTCAAATGAATTAAAACTCTTAAACTTATCGTATGACCTAACGGTGTATTGTTTATTTGTAAACCATTTGGCAACGGCGTTTCCAACAAACCCCATTCCTATAACACCTATAATTTCTTTTTTCATATTACTTAAATTTTTTAGCTGGAACCCCAACCCAAGTCTCATCGTTAGGTACATTTTTTGTGACCACAGAACCAGCACCAATTTTACATTTATTTCCTAATGTTATATTTGGTAATATTGTGGAGTTTGCACCTATTGACGCACCTTCTTTAACAACTGTAGGTGGTTCATCCCTCCAAGCACCGTGTGAAGGAGGATTTTTATCATTTGTAAAAACAGTGTGCGGCCCAACAAAAACATTATCCTCAATAATAATATTTTCAGGTATAAAAGAACCACATCCGATTCTACAATTTTTCCCTATTTTAACTTTATGTCCTACTTCAACAAAGGCACCAATTCTAGTTCCTTCTCCTATTTCCGCACTATCATAAATGTTACTATTTTTATGTATGTAAGTTTCCATATTTCTAAATGTAAAAAGTTTGACCGTCTAATTTAACTTCTTTTTGTCTTAAACCGTCGATTAATTTTATTGTAGGTTCAACATCTTCTAGGGTAAACCCATTCCCTTTTAATATTTCTTCATAACTTACTTTATGTAAGTCTGTAAACCCTGTTGAGAATTCTAGTTCTTCCCCATCTATCTTAATTGATCTAAAAGGTTTCCAGTCGTCCCATGGAAGGTCCTCTTTCATTATACTTAGATTATAGGTTACCTTGGCCTTCTCAAGGTGTAAAACACCCTTACATCTCTTCCCTGTGGTTTCTACCTTATAAGCAAGAACCTTACCAAATATCCAAATTAACATATCAAAAAAGTGTACCCCAATGTTTGTTACAACTCCACCAGATTTATCTGAGTCACCTTTCCACGAATAATCATACCAAACACCTCTTGGTGTTATGTAATCTAATGTAACTTCATGTGGACGTAATAAGTCATTACTATTTTGGTATTTTTCTTTGAGTTGTTTAATTAATGGGTGATGTCTAAGTTGGAGTATATTATATATTTTTTTTCCAGTTTCTTTTTCTAATCCTTTTAATGATTGTAGATGTTTGTCTCTTAGAACTAATGGTTTTTCACATATAACATCGCATCCATTTCTAAGAGAAAGTCTTATATGTGCATCGTGTAAATAATTAGGACTACATATTGATACAAAATCAATACTGTCTTTATTCCTATAGAGGTGTCGGTCAAATCTCTCAGATTCTCTAAAATAAGATGCGTAAGGAAAATATTTATCAATATACCCAACTCCATCATAAGGGTCGAGAAGTGCCACCAAATCATTATTAGTGTCTTTAATTGCTTCAACATGACGAGGGGCAATATATCCCCCGGCACCTATAAGTGCAAATCTTTTTTTATTATTGTTTGAACTCATTTATACAAGTTGTTATCGTTTTTAATTCATTTTCACTAAGGTGTGGAGAGATTGGTATATGTAAAACCTCTTCACATCTTTTTTCGCATTCTGGTAAAGATTGGTCTCCAAAAATCTCTTGGTATATTGGTTGTTTATGTAGCGGAATTGGCCAATAAACAAAGGTTTGTATACCATTATCAGTTAGGTGTTTTTGAAGTTCATCTCTCCCATTTACTATTATAGTATACAAATACCAACTATGATTGTCAAGAGTATCAGTAGGATACGGTAGTGTAACCATAGGATTTTTAATGTTTTCAAAGTAGTACTCTGCGTTTTTTTGTCTTTTATTTAACCACTCATCTGACGCACCATTTAGTAGTACCGTTAAAAATCTGGCTTGTAACGCATCCAATCTTAAATTACCACCAACCATTTCATGGTAATATCTTTTCTTAGAACCATGTGCCCTAATCATTTTTATTTTATTATATGTGTCTTTATCATCTGTTATAACAATTCCACCATCACCTAAACAACCTAATGTTTTTGCAGGAAAAAAACTGAAAGAAGCTGCCAAGGATCTCGTACCTGAGTGTCCACCTTCTGGGTAATAAGACCCAAAAGACTCGGCGGCATCTTCAAAAAGAATCGCATTTTTAGAGTCACATAATTTTTTTAATTTTTCTATTGAGGGTGTTTCCCCAAATAGATGTACAAACATAACGGCTTTTGTATTCTTAGTCCAAGATTTTTGAAATTGTTCTACTGAAGGGTGAAAAGACCCGGGAGCGTTATCAACAAATATAGGGTTTAGACCTGCAACTAATATCGCTTCTGAACTGGCAATAAAAGTATATGAAGGTACTAATACATCTGAACCTTTTGGTAAATCTAAAGACATTAAAATGGCCAATAGACCATCAGTCCCACTAGAAACACCAATGGCATATTTTGAACCTGTGTACTTAGCAAATTCTTTTTCAAAACGACTAACGGCATCTCCATTTATAAAAATTCCATCATCTAGAGATTTATCTAATTCATTGTGTAGATAGTCCCTATAAGGAGATAAAAGTTTAGGATAGTCAAAAAATTTAATAGTTTCTTTTGTTTGCATATTTTAAGTAAAAGCTTTTAGGTACTAAATTTAATTTATATAAGACATAAAAGAAAGGTCTCAGACGTTCAAATAATCTTTTGTATGTTGGGTAGTCGGTATAATCTTTCTTTTCATTAGACATCATTTTATTAAACTCTTCATCTGTTAAGTCTAATCTTTTTTTCATTTCAACAACTAAACTCTCATCCATTTCTTTTTCTTCACTCATTTTAATTAGTGCTAGTTTTCTAGTCATTTGTCCTGACCTAATTAAAGCAGAGTACTCACACTTTCTTAAATCGATACCAAATTTACTAGGGAGATAAAAGTTATTTACGAAATAAGCCGAACGATTTTCCATGTGATGACCACCGTACCATTCCCACCCATATTCGTTGTGTAAGAATTTTTTAATTTGTTCTTTATCATAATCCATATAATAAAGAGGTCTAATTCTTTTAATTCTTTTTACTAATAGTTGTCTCATCCATGGCCAAAAATCCATCAAAGGTAAACTAGTTAATTTAGTTTTACCAAATAATTTATGTATAGACCTTACGTATTTAGCATCTTGATAAAACCATCCTTGAGGTGAGATCCCCTCGGTTCTAAATGAGTGACCATTCCATATCCATTTTATATTGTGCTCTTCAGCGGCCTTATAAAGAGTTGCGCCAATTGCTAAATCAGTCCCAGAATCTAAATCAGGAACCGAAGCTAAAAAGAATGAACGAACTAAATCGTTGTACTCGTGATTATCAACCACGTGAGTGTAAAGGTCAACATCTAAAGAAGTAATCATTCTTTCTATATTTTCTACAGCTATTTTAGAATTCCAAGTGTTGTCAAAATGAACGGCTAGAGGACGTAATCCCGATTTAACGGCTAAGTGTAATAGAAACGATGAATCGCAACCACCACTAATACCAACAACTACATCGTAGTTATTTCCCTTCCCATCTTTTTTCATTTTGGTAATTAAATCATTTAGTATTTTACCACCTTCTTCACCAACAGGGTATTCCTTATTTAATTCAACATCTCTTTCACAATAGTTACACACCCCTTTCTCATTAAATTCAATATGAGGGATGCTTTCATCGTAGATACAGTTATTACATATTTTCATAATTTTTTATAATTTTTTCAATCTCATTTTGTTTCGGGAATCTAATTAGTACCCCCATATTTTTTTTAGAGTATACACACATACTCCCTAATGCCACACCAGAACTACCATTCCAAATAGAGTCTTTAATATCTTCTAGTTTACCGACTCCACCACAGGATATTACTGGAAGAGAAGTTCTTTGACAAACTTCTTGAATTAACTCATCATCCATACCTTCCCAAGTCCCATCCTTATCTACAGAATATAATAAAATTTCACCAACACCTAATTTTTCTAACGACTCAATATACTCTGTAGGAGATAAATTTAAGGTTTTTTTATTAGAATGTCTATAAATTTTATGTTTCCCCCAAAAATTCTTTTTTACATCAACCGAAGCTACTATACTTTGACTTCCGAAAAGTTTTATGGCTTCCTTTATAACCTGTGGGTTTTCAAATAGAAGAGTATTAACGATAATCTTTTCTATCCCCAACTGAAATAGTTTTCTCATGTCTTCTATTGTTCTTACACTACCCCCATAACATAATGGCATGAAACATTCTCTTGTGATCTTACGTATAACATCAAAAGGAATATCTTTTTTAGATATATCAATTAGGACTAACTCATCCACTTCCTTCCCGTTAAATATTTTTATTGCGTTTACTGCATCACCAACATAAGAAGGATTATCGAACTTAGTGGTTTTAACCAAAGAACCATCTTTGAGTAATAAACAGGGCATAATTCTAGGTCTTAACATGTTATAAATTTTTCCATTAATTTCATTCCATATTTATGGCTTTTTTCAGGATGAAATTGTACACCAAAAATATTATCTTTAGAAACTCCAGATGTAAATTTAATACCATAGTCTGTCTCCAACATAATGTCTTCTTTGTTTTTACACTCAACATAATAAGAATGAACAAAGTAAAAACGAGAATCTTCTTCACATAAATCTGATTTTATTGGTTTTACCTCATTCCATCCCATATGTGGAACTTTCAACTTGGTGTCATTAAAGTTGAATTTTTTACATTCTCCTTTTATGAATCCCAATCCTGCTCGGTTTCCCTCTTCGCTCTTTTCCATTAGTAATTGCATCCCAAGACAAATCCCTAATATCGGTTTGCGTTTTTCTATTACGTGATGTTGTAATTCCCCTAACCACCCGGAATGAATTATATTACTCATTCCATTATCAAAAGACCCAACTCCTGGTAAAATAATTTTATCAATTAATTTTAGTTCTTCTGGAGATTTAATAATTTTAGTTTTATGATATCCTAAAAAATTTATCATCGATTCAACAGAACCAACATTACCCATTCCGTAGTCAACTATACCTATCATTTTCTTATTCTTATTAATTTAGCAGGGACTCCTGCGATTACACTATATTCTGGAAAATCTTTAGTTACCACCGCACCTGCACCAACTTGAGTTCCTTTTTTAATTGTAACACCTGGCATAATTACCGAGTTGACTCCTAGATCAGCATCGTCTTCAATAACGACTGGTTTGAATTCTAATTCTTCGTGTAGTATTGGTTTTTTTATATTTGTGTCTTTGTGGTAACTTGTTAATATTTTAACGCCTGGACCTATACCTATATTTTTATCTATTTTAATACCACCAGCAGAATGAAAAAAACACTGTTGTCCAATCCATGTTCCCTCTTCTATTATCATTTCATTTTTATAGTAACCTTTTAGAATTGTATTGTGTCCGATATAGACGTTATCATGAATAGAAATATTTTCAGGATGGAATAGAAGGACTCCTTCCTCTAGGACAGTTTTTTTACCTAGTTTTTTAAGGTGTTCTGTGTTGTAATAACCTTTTTCATTTAATTTACCGTTTCCGTGACTCTCCATTTGTCTTTTATGTATTTTGCTGTTTTTAATATTCCTTCTTCTAAATCTATTTTAGATGTGAAACCTAAAACTTCTTTTGCTTTTTCTACACTAGGTATTCTAATTGCAACGTCTGCGGATAACGGAGGGTCAAAAACAATCTTAGATTTAGAATTTAGTACTCTACAAATTGTTTGTGCTAACCCTAAAATAGTAATTACTGCTCTTGGATTTCCTATGTTAAAACTTTCACCAATAGCTTTTGGATTGGTGATACACTCCTCTAAACAATCAACAAAGTCATCAACATAACACCAGGCTCTTATTTGATTTCCATCCCCATCAATATGAATATCCTCCCCTCTTAAGGCTTTTTCAATAAAAATTTGTAAAGCCCCATTCGCCGATTGTCCTGGACCATAAACATTAAAAGGTCTAATAGTCACTACTGGTAAGTTGTACTGAGTGGTGTAAGCTTTAGCTAAGTGTTCTCCAGCTAATTTACTAACAGCATAAACCCACCTAGCTTCACCAGCAGAACCAGCTACCGTTTGGTCTTCTTCTTTAGATTTGAACGCCATTGATCCAAAAACTTCTGAAGTAGAAAATTCTACGACTCTATCTTTAATTCCTAGTTCTTGACAAACCTCTAATACATTAGCCGTACCTATCATGTTAACCCTCATTGTTTTTACTGGATATTTTATAACTGTATCTATACCAGCGATAGCGGCAGCGTGGATGACAATATCAGGTATATTAGAACTCATAGAGTCAAATAGTTTGTCGTAATCTAGAATATCACCTTTAATAATTGTTAAATTCTTATGATTTCCTAAACCACTAGAAGACAATGTATCCCTTTCAAAATTATCGTATACAATTATTTTGTGTGTCTCCACAAATCTTTTAATTATAGTGTTGGCGATAAAACCAGCACCCCCAGTTATAAAAATTTTTTTCATATTAATACTTCTTTTTCAAATTTAGTTGCAACCGCCTTATGAGTTGATGTTTCATAATACCACTCTAGACTTTTATGTGCTATTTCTTTTAGTTCTTCTATTGGTTTTTCCAACGTTAATTTTAGGATGTCCCTAAATTCTTTTGGGTTTTCACCTAAATGTATAACAGGACACAAAGAAGATTTTATGTTTTTATTTGCTGCCTGCATCGCATCAAGTGTAAAATTATTTATAGTTGCGAAGGTAACATTACCACTCATTAATCCCTCTACCGTACTACCACCAAAATACCCAACTTGAGGGTTAAACTCATCTACATAAATGTGAGCCATTTCTTTTATTTTCATAATTTCACTATTAGGTATCCACCCCGTTTCTGGATCCATTAAATTTTTAGTTGGCTCATAGGTTTCCGGTGTAATAAACTCAAACTCTAAATCAATACCCATGCGTTTATTTTTTCGGTTTATTTGACTAACTAATCCACTAACAACGGCAGTTATTATATCTGTACCTTTCATTTCCTTACTTGTAGGTGCGTGGAAAATAATTATTTTTTTAGTATCAAACTTTGTGTTAATTAGTTTGGTGATTTTTTCTTTTTCATTATCCTTATCATAAGAAGTGTATATTGCTAAGTTTTTTTCTGGATTATACTTAGAGGTTACTCCTAGTAAATTTTGTTCATCATTAGTTAAATTATTCCAGGATAACCGATATAAATCAACCCCATGAATTATTTTATTAAAATGGGTAGTACCAATAAGATTAAAGATATCAGATTGACTCCTATAAACTGTGCCAGTGTGATAAAGATGTAAGTTATTATCTTTACCCGCTTTAGTGTCTTTTATTATATCCATTTTTAAGATATTAGAAAATATATCTCTTATTGTACGTAGAGAATCATTAGGATTCATTTGTGAACATTCTTTCATGGCCTCTAGTTGCCAGTTTTGTCCAAATTTTTCATAATAATGTCTAGGTTCGTTAGCCATTTGAGGTCCCTTTTCTTCACCTATAATAATATGAGAACACTCCTCCAACCATTTCTTAGATAATTCTATCTCTTTTTCATTTCTTACCCACTCATCTTTTGATTCATTATATGTTAATAGATCGTAATCGTGCTTTGTTTCAAAGTCGATTGGGTGAGAACACTCACAAATAACTTTAGATTCAAATCCATCACAGTGTTTATTAATAGATTTTGAATATTCTGTCATTACGTTGGCATAATCCTTGTATCCTATGAACGCTATTTTATTTACTTTATTCCCCATATACGACTTTTGATACCTCTTGTAATTTTTGTACATACTTCCAATACTTTGTTTCTCTAACATCTGTTAAATCTTCCTTAGGCCATATCCAATTATTTCTTTCCCCTTCAAGATAGTGAGAACCGTGACCTGGAGGTTCACCATTAGACCAGGCTTTTCTTCGTCTTTCTAATGTTTCTTCTCTTTGTTCTTTTGTTTTAGTGTTACCATAATTAATCATCATCCCTTCTATAATACCTAATCTTTGACCAGGAAAAGAAACATCATCCGCTAAATAACGTAAAACAGGATTGTATTTGTGTATCATATTAAATTTATTAAGGGTTCCATAGTGGAAATAAGTGTTAAAAGGGTCTTTTCTTCCTCTCTCTTCACCTGTATTGAAAAAGTTAACACATTCTATTTGTGCGAGATTAAAACCTCTCCTATCTAGTCTAGCTAAAGCATCGTGTAACGGCTCTATTGTAACCGGAAAAAGATCACAACCATTATAAATTGCCCAATCTGGTTTTTCACGATGAATTGTTTTAACAATATCATCTTGTAACATTCTCAAATCAAACGAATTATCAGTATCTAGTCTATGGGAAGGAATTTTATGTTCTTGTAAATATTCCCAAGAACCATCCGTAGACATATTATCTATGATATACGGTTCTAATTTATTTTGTTTACAGTATTCTAATTTTAGTGGGAGATATTCTCTCTCATTCCACACTGTTAATATACACATTACTCTCATTGTACCACATTTATAAATTGTCCTATTATTGCTCCTTTACGATTGTCTCCTAACGCTTGTCCAATATATGGAAAAAGTCTCTCCATATAATCTTTTTGTAATCTATTAAGTTTTTCATCATCCTTATCTCTTGTTTTACTTTCATAATGATAAGCCACAGCATCACTTACAAATAAATTCACTCTACCTTCTAATAGAATGGCAAAGTTTAACTCCGCGTCTTCAAAACACTCAATGTAGGTAGGGTTAAATCCACCCACTTTTAAGAATAAGTCTTTTTCTACTAATAGAAAAGCCCCAGTATTCCCTACTACGGGGGCAACACCTTCATAGGAATGTTTATAGGCTTGTCTTAAGTTATAGTGAGATATTTCAATCCTACTTAAACCTCTTTCACTTAACCATTCTTTTTTTAACCAAAGTAACATACCACCATGTTGTACGGTATTATCACCAAAATGTAATCTAGCACCAACAGTACCAACCTTTCTTCTGTTCTTAATCCAAGTAGAAACCATTCTACTAATGGCATCATTAATTAATTCAATATCATTGTTGCAAAATAATAGTAATTCAGTATCTTCAGAAATATAGTCATAAACAACTTCATTATTAATTTGTGCAAAGTTATAGTAATCAAACTTAACTAATTTTATTTTTTCATTTGTTTCACAAAAATTTTCTATTTCTTTTAGATTTTTTTCTGTACTACCAGTATCTGCAACAACAATTTCATAATTAGTGTAATTAGTTTTATTTAAGATAGAATTAAGACATGTAAAAAGAATTTCTATATTATCTTTTGTGGGTATGATTATTGAGAGTTTCGGTTGTTTTTTAATCTTAATTTCTTTTTTTGGGTAAAAAATTTCGACATCAACCTCTGAGGGTAAATTTTTAGAATGTCTTTCCACAAATAACTTACGATTTTCTTCCCACTCTTCATTAGTTTCTCCTACGGATTTATGTGTTATTCTAATGTTAGTCATAACACCAACTTTTACACCTTCTAGATGATTAGTAAAGGTAAAATCAACATCATAAAAATGAAACCCACTAACCTCTTCATTAAAGTTTTTAACTATTTTTTTTCTATTTACTGCAAAAAATAATCCATCTAACATAACAACAGGTATTACATTATTAATAAATGGTCTAGAGTATTTAGACTCCCAGGTTCTTCCTTCGTTTGAGTGATTAACTATTCCTACCATATTACTTAAGGATTGGTTAATATCGTCCCACCATCTACCGCTTTCAGGTAGTTTTCTTGTGCCGGCTAAACCTAATATACCAAAGTCTGTTTCACTAAAATGTTTTAATAATCTTTTACCCCATTTTTTTGTGTTAAAAATAATATCGTCGTGACAAAATAAAATTATGTCATTTTTTGCTTCTTTTAATGCTTTATTATAAATTTTAGTTAGTGATTCACCGTTGGGGTTTTCATAACAAAGTACTTCTACATTTCTAATTCCAGAAGTTTCTTTTAACTGTTGGATGTAAAGTTCCTCTTTTTTTCTAGTACTAAAGGCTATTGTTAAGTTCATATTATTTTCCTGTTGATCCAAAACCGTCGGTTCCTCTATCAGTCTTGGTTGTTATTTTTTCATTATTTATTAAGTCTATGTATTCTCCAGTAACTACTGGACATAAACAAGCTTGTGCAATTCTGTCACCTTTTTTTATTTGCCTTGTCTCATTACTAAAATTGGCTAAAATAATCTTAATTTCACCAATGTATCCTTGGTCTATAGTTCCAGGTGAGTTTAATACAAACAAACCTTCTTTTAAGGATAGTCCAGAACGACTTCTAATTTGTACCTCAAACCCTACTGGTATTTCTAAACTAATTCCAGTCGCGATTAATGCTACTTCTTTTGGTTTTATTTCTGTTTCTTCAGCGGCACTTAAATCAAATCCACTATCTAATTTATAAGCAAAAGAAGGATTTTTATTTTCTGATGAATTTGTATAACGTAATTCTATTTTAAGTTTTTCATTAAAGGGTGATTTTGATCCTTGTTGTTGTTGTGTGTATTGTTCATTCGCGGCGTTTATTTCACCAGTTAATGCCGTTAAATCTTCTAAGGAGGCGTCGTCAGAAAGAGACTCGTATTTATCTACCAACTTACCAAATACCTTTTCTAAATCATTAATATTATCCATTTTATAAACTTTTAACTTTTTTTATTATTTTAATTAATGAACTTACGTCTTTTTCACAATAAGACATAATTTCAGTCTTTTTATCATTATACCAAGATTCATGTACATTTTCTCCAGTAACTTCTCCTTCTTTAGATGAAGGTATGCCCATTACAGAAGTAACTAAATGTAAAGAAGAAAGACCTTTATAGGAACCAAAATTCCACATTTCCTTAGTATCCAATGCTTTTATTTCCCAGGGTTTGGTGTCGTGAGATGGTAATAATGTAGGTGGATTAATGTTATTAATTAACATTCTTTTACCTAGGTAGGGTAAATCAAAATTCTTAATATTGTGCCCACATAGGGTAAAATCTAAACCTTTTATTTTATTGAGTAGTGTGGATAACTGGATAAGGTCTTCTTTTTCATTACCAGTGCAAAAAGATTGTATTTTTTCTTCACCTCCATTTATAAAACCCACACTAACACAAACAATTTTTCCAAATTCAGGTAATAAAGCGGAATATTTCTTATAAAGAAAATCACAATCTTTTTCTGAGTCCTCTGAGTAATGTCTTCTAAAATAAGAACAACCAATAGTATCCCACAAATCCCAAAGTGTAGGATTCATTTTTTTTAATTCATAAGAATCTTTATATGAACCTACGGTCTCTATATCGATAAACAATAATTTATTTTTATTAATATTCTCTAACATTCTTCCTTATTTTATTTATTAACAATACTTCTATACCATTCTGCTCTAGTTTTTGTAACTTCTTTAATGTGATATTTTTGAACATCTTCATAAAGTTGTTCACCTAAATCTTTTATCATATTTGGATTATTGATTAAAGTTTTAATGTGTTTGTACCATTGTTTATGGTTTTTTGATGTTGGAACCAATAATGAATTTTTTCCATGGACACAGTCGATAGCATAAGGACCAAAATCCTGCGCAATCAAAGCTTTTTTATGGAATCCAGCTTCGATGACTTTTAATTGAGATTTAACTCGATTAAACGTAGTTTCTTTTAGAGGTGCTAAAGAGACATCCATCAAATTATAATTTGTGGCATATGTTGTTATAGGTTTTGTCCAAACCCTTCGATAATTATCGTCTGTTGATTTTGGTATTCCTTTTTTGAATTGTAATAATTCATCTATATCTTTTTTATTATTGATTATGTCATAATCTCCACTCATTATTTGTTCATAGATATACCAAACAGATTCTTTTGGTTCTATTTTTCTAGTGTGTTTTGTCCCATCGGGACCAATTGTAGTCATCGACCCTCTTGTGTCAAAACCACATAAAACCATCTGATACTTATTTTTAAGTGTTGGATCGGCTTTTAATTTTTGTATATTTCCCCTTAAGATATCTAAGTCGTGTAAGTGGGAAGAACCACCTAACCACCCGATTCTAACTACATCAGAATCTTCTGGTTTAGGGGTAAATTGTCGTTTACTAGGGTCAATCGCATTAGGGAATGTTTCAACATTTTTATTATACGGTATAATTTCTTTAACAAATTCTTTAGTTGTAGTGGTAACATACTCTGCGGCTTTTACATTTTCGATTATTCTAAGATTAATTTTTTCTTCTACAATCATTGTATGGGCAGGATGTTCTGGACCAGGCATCCAAAAATCATCAATATCCATTATTGTTTTTATTCCCCACTTTTTACAGTCTTTTAATAATCGAAGACAATTACCCCAATCACCCATACCTCTATGGAAGTGAAGAATATCAAAATCTTGCCAATAAGTGTCCCTATTTTTCCATGGGTCATAATTTATTTCAACCCTAAATTCATCAGGATAATATTTTTCTAAGGCAGTGTGAGGATCTATTGACCTAAACGATCCAACACCTGTTCTATCTGAAGGTACTACTAATACTTTTATTTTTTTAGACATATAACTTTTATTTTAGATAATAATAATAAACAATTTTGAGAATTAAATCAAATAACTACAGTATATTAAAATACTTATGAACCTAAATATATTTATCTATATAAAATAAATCAAATGGCGATACACAATTATGCTTTTAATAATCTAGATGCTAAGATTAGTAATGACTCATATTGGGATTTCTTTCTATCTTCAGATCAAAGAGACTTCAACCAAGAAGTAATTTATTCAACTGAGATAATGAGTTATAGTGCTCAGACAGCTCTATTCGGTAATACTTTCTATTCAACTAGATTACCTGTTTATATGGATATAAATGACCCTCAGTGTAGTGAACAAATAGAAATGCATAATTTAGAAAGTCTTGGTGGTATAACTGGAGTTACTTTTAGTGGGGCGGATGTAAATAGAACCGAAGGTAACTACTATATTTATTCCAACTGTCCTAAACCAGGAGAATATAATATAACTAATAATTTTCCAACAATACAAGGACATAGTAACTATAATTGTGATAGTAATTACATGAATTACATAAATTCAACTACTAATAAACCAGTAGTAGGACAAGAGGCTGATTTTTATGTACACGTTGATAATACCGGTGCTATTACATTAAGTGCGTCTACTGCTTATTTTACCGCAATAAATGGGGGATATAATTACGAGATTAATGACCAATTAGTTATACCCGATTCCAGTTTAGGTGGAGGAGGAGCTGCAGATGTTTTGGTTACTGTCACAGGTGTTAATTATGGTCAAATTAATAATGAAGGTAAATTTTATTCTGGTAATACATTATTAAGTAAAATGGGTTGGTCTTATGCATCGGTTACCGATTCACAAGAAATTAATGATATTGGTTTAACTGGGATTGATAATGGACTTAGTCAAACCATGACCGGTGATACTCTATATTTAGCAACTAGTATACCAACAACACCTGACGATAAAACTTTTGATCCTAAGTGGGTGGATTACAGAATGAAAATGCATCAGGTAAGTGGATTCACTGCCAAATGGGATAGATACGCACCAGGTAAGTTGGTATCTTTTGGGACGATACAGGGAAATACGAATCCAAATAGGGCGGCAGGGACCTATATTATTAAAACTGATTTTAGTGGGGTGACGGTATTAAGTCAATCTGTTCAAACCTTTCCTATTGAATTGAAAATAACTGTTGATTCTACTGGTACAACCAATTCTTCGGACATTGAAATTATAAATCCTGGAAATTGGTGGTCGATAAATGATACAATATCTATACCAAGTGCTTTACTTGGTTATCCTCCAGGGGTTGCGGATTACTTAATACTAACTATTAATGCTGTAACTGGAATAGATAACGCAACAGGAGTTATGGAATCACCAATTACTTACGGAATGAAATCAGACTATGATAGAAGTGGGTTCTATTATGATTTATATGGAGGATTTTTCCAAGGGTTTTATGATCTATTTAGTTACGGATATCAAGTATTACCTAAACGAGTTGATAAAGGTTGGACGGTTGAGTGTTTGCTAAAAGTTAGGTCTTCGGGCTCTAGTTGGAATAACCAAGTTGGGACCACCTTAAATACGGCTTACCCAAGTAATGAAGGTCTCTTCTTTTATCTTGGTGCTCGTTCAGAAAATAAATTTTATAATTGTTTTAGTGGTGAAACTGGTTATACTACTTCCGATAACCAAACCGATTTATATAATTGTACTGGTAGTTGTGTTTATACGGGATTGTCAGCAGACACCTGTCAAAGTGCGGTAAATTATGCGTGTGAGGATGGAACTTGTACCGACGAGGCAAGTTGTATCGACCCAACTCAGTGTAATTCATCATGGGTTAGTTTAGGTACTAATACTGGATGGACATATGATGACCAAGTATTTAATGGTAATTTTTACACAAGTGCACAAACAGAATACCAAATAATGAGTAATAATTTTGCTCTTAGGTTAAGTGGTGGTCCAGAATATGGAGGGTATAAATTAGGTTATAGGGTTTTAAGATTTACAGGGGATACTTCAGTTACTGGTACAAGTGATAGTTTTGCTTGTTCTGGTGGAACCTACGCAACAGGATACACAATAGAAGAGTCCTATTCATCACATCCTATATGTACAGGATTAACTCAAGATTCTTGGATTAAGGTGGACGCGGTATTTAAGCGTAATAACTTTTACGCGACAGATTTACAAAAACTTTGGAAGGGTGGGACAAATCTAATAACAACTTTAACTTGTGAGGAAGAAACTGTAGCAATGTCAGGATCTAGTGCAACAACAACAAATATAATAGAAGGAGAAAAACTATTTTTACAAAACATAGCTTGGACTGGTGATAGGAATAATAGAGTGGGGGATCTTACTTTATATGTTAATTCTAGACCAGTCCTAAAAGTTCCAAATTTTGAGGAAGTAATACCTAGAAGACTAAATGAGCTTCCAATGAAACAACTAACCGAACCATACTCAATGTCATGGGGAGGTGGTTCCCAAGGTTTGTATGAATCTTTAACTTTAAGTGGTAGTCCAGGCGAATCAGCCATTCTACAGTCTCAACTATTAACAGAAGTAATATCGGCTAATGCTAATAAAATGTGGACTCCTATATATATTGGTGATATTTGGCAATGGGAAGGGCAACCAGCTTGTGCGGTAAATTACTGTAGTCCAACATGGACTAACGCTGCGGTTGGTGGTATTTTTCAACAATCTGATTTTGTCTATAATGGGTCGTATGGAACGGGTTCACAATGGTTGTGGAATTTCTCCACAGCAGGGGCTAATTACATAGCAAATGGATCAGTAAATACCTTAAACGCGTCGCCATTTGATTATGGACAATCTTATGATGTAGGTGATACACTTACTCTACCGAATGTCGCAACAGGATGGAACCAACCGGCAAGTCCCTACACTCCATTCGTTGCAACAATTACACAAACAGGTACCGCAACTATTACAGATGATTTAACTACCGGTAGTGTTACAATTAACACAACAACAAATGCGCTAAGTGGGGTGGTACAAAGAGGTACTTTATACTATAAAGAACAAGATTACAAGCACCCTGTAGTTTCTGGTGAAACTTATGATGTTTTTGTACAAGCATATAAAGTAAGTGGAAACACCACTTTAGATATGGGTATTTCTGCAACTACAGCTAGTACATCTTACTTTAATTTATCTCCTAATGGTCCTGAGGTTAGATATTTTTGGCAAAATCAAGAATTAAATCCTTCATCAGGTAATACACTTTTATATTATTCTTATAAGGCCACTTTAACTGGAGATTTATTTATAGGACCAACTCCTGGTACTGTTGGGGAAATGGTTATTGAAAAAGTGGTATTTTCTAAACAGGTTTATAGACGAGACGTTGCCGATGAAAGTATGTTAATACAAAGAAATTTTGGAGGAAGTTATATGGGAGGGATTTCGCAAATGCGTTTTTATATAGAACCACTAGATGCAAGTGAACTTATACATAATTACTATGTTAATATGGAAAGATATGGGTTGGAGGATTGTATATGTGGAAACGCTAATTTCCCAGTTGAGGGATGTGATGCAGAATACGGAATATATACTTTTCCTGTGGGTATTGACACTATTTCATTAGATTTTAGTTATAGAATGATTAGGTGGGATTATGAAGAAACAGTAAACGTTACTTCTTATTCTGGTACAACAAACAATCACGATTTACCATTACTCTATAGTTCACAGGAACCTTACTGTACAGACCAAACTACAATACAACCTTTCTTAAGTGAATTAACCGCACCTTATGGTGGTAGACCTATTACCCATAAATGTTTTACTCAAGCAGATTGTGTTGGAACTGGATTTGGTCAATGTGGTGGAACATGGCATGATGATGGAACATCAGGTACGGCGGTACCACCTAGAATAAAGTTTCCTTTTACCATTGTTCCTAATGAACCATTAACAATTAGTATAACTCGTGTAAACCCAGCACAAGAGGCTAAAATAACATTTACCGGAAAAAGGGTAAGGTAATAAAATATAAAGTATTTATAAGTATGGACTTTTACATTAGAAAAAACTCAACAGAACCAATCCTTAAAATGAAAGTTATTGAGGATGGTAGGAATGATTATAATAACCTTCACGATAAATTGGCAAACTCATCTATAAAATTTTCGATGAAGGATAATAATACTGGAGTTTATAAGATACTAAATAGAAGTGGAGGTATTGTTTCTTTAACAAATGTAGATGTGAACGCACCAACAGAATATTATATATTTTACAGGTTTAGAGAACAAGATACAAATACACCAGGAAGATATCAAGGAGAGTTCAGTATTTATCTTAATGATGATTGTGCAGAATTAATTGTACCAATCAGAGATAATTTATTTATAAACATAAATGACAGTTTTGCGAGAAGTAATTGTGCAAACTGTGTAGATAATTCATAAAAAAGAAAAGAATGGCTTGTAAATGTACTCAAACAACATCAAACGCTACTGGAGGAGGAGCGATAACATCAGCACTTAGTGCTTGTACATATCCTTTATGGATAAATCATGTAAGTGGATGTACTGGTTCCGCATTAGATATACACGTAGGTAACCCAAATGCTAATATTTTATTTAATATTGGACAAGCCACACAAAATAGAACATATGATGTTGATAACATCGGAATAAATAAACAAGACCCGTTACACACCCTTTCATTATCTGGAACAGTTGATGTAGAAAATTTCATGCATTTTGATGATGTGGGTTACGGATCTAAACTTACCACGTCAGGTACTGATCCAGGTTCTAATTCTTCTGTTTATTTAGGATTTGGTGCTGGGAAGACAAGAGCCAACAACGCTAATAGTGCATATAATGTTGGTATTGGGGCACAAAGTTTAGGTTCTAATGGAGTTCTAAACGCAGCATCTCTTAACGTAGGGATAGGATATGGAACACTTTATAATCTAACCTCAGGTGACAATAATACTGCACTTGGATTTGCCTCGGGCCAAGCTTTAACTTCTGGTCAATATAATACTCTTCTTGGTTCCAGTGCTGGTCCTTCTCTTACTACACAAGATGGAAATGTGTTTATTGGTTATGGACAAGGAAGTCAGTCTACAGAATCTAACACTCTAAGAATTGGTAATAAACCACAAGTGGCTGGAGGCGCGTCTAGACCATTAATATTAGGAGATTTTTCAACTTCAGCGGCAACAATAAACGGAAATCTTAGAATAACGGATACACCACCTCAATTAAATATTGGATTATTAGGTGTTGATACCGATGGTTTTATTAAAGAAACTAAAGCTGTACTTAAAGAACAGTTAGTACCACTATCATATGCAAATACAGGGGTATGGACGGCAAACACAATTGACGCTGCTGGAGAACCTTTTGGAGATATTGGATATAGGTCGGTTTCAATTTCAGGAGGTACAAATCCAAATGATGATGGAACGACATATTATAGTACCCGAGTTGGTATTGGTACAGACAAACCTGAAGTTCCTTTACACATAAAAGGTAAGTATAGTTACTTTTACACCCAATCTGTAGGAGGGGGTGCATCATACATCGCATCAATAACAGATTCAACTATCGCTTATTTAGGGGCCGGTGCAGGTGGAGGTGTAAAATCAGGGGCTACAACTTGGCGTTTTCAAGCAACAACTTCAGACCAATCCATGCCGTATCCCGATGGTGTAGGTAGATTTGTTGGTACGGGATTTTCTCTTTCTGTTTTTTCTAGAGAAGTAGCAGGAGACCCGGCTACACAAACAGTTAGAAAACCATTTGCGGTTCTTGGAGATATAAATGAAATAGGTGGTTCAGCTTTAGTTATAAGAGGAGACGCCGCAGGAATTGGACCCGGTGGTGTTACAAAAGGAGTAGGTATATTTACCCCAACACCAAATAAAGAAGTAACCATTGTTGGTGGTTTAAGTGCCACAGGGGCAATACACTCAACGGACTATATTAAAATGAATGGGAATGGGGCCGTTAGGTCTACATATATTGGTTATGGTGCAGGTAGTGGTGGTACAACAGATATTGACAATACTGCGCTTGGGTACCAAGCTTTACAAGATCTAAATGGTAGTGGAGCATATGGGAATACTGCAGTTGGTTTTTGGGCAGGTGCTAGTGTTCGAAGTGCTGCTGATTTTAGGAATACATTTATCGGTGCTGAGTCAGGAGCTATAGCAGGTGCTGGTGGTGGTGCTGGTAATTCTTTTGATAACACTTTTGTTGGATCCAATACTTACAGAAATAATTCTCAAGGATATAGTAATACCGGATTGGGAAGATGGGCAATGTTTTGGCATAATACAGCCCAAATGGGAAATGTCGCTATTGGAGATAGGTCAATGCAGGCAACTCGTTCAGGTGCTCACAATGTTTCTGTTGGTAAAGACAGTGGAGGTGGTACCACGTGCCAAAATTGGGGACACTCAAACATAAGTATTGGGTCTTATGTTGGAAACAACTCCGTCAATGGTGATAATAGTGGTAGAGTTTTTATAGGACACGGAGTAGGAACAGCGGCAACACAAGTTAATGATGTAATTGCAATTGGGTATAATGCACAACCAAGAAATTATGAGTTTATGATGAATATCGGAAACTCAATATATGGAATGGACAGGTATGGGGCCGGAGCAAGAAAAAATATAGGAATAAATAAAATATCAGCACATACTGCTTTAGATGTAGTACACGACCAAATACCTAATATAGGGAATAACGCAGGAGGTGGTTATGATATTGTTACTTTTGGGGATGCGGGAGTAGGATTCGAAAAAGGTTTTCTTGTCCAACTAAGAGGAGCTTCTAACTGGGTTAAAGCCGACGCAGATCATACATCACTCCAAGGAAACTTATTAGGTCTTGCATTAGGTCCTGAAGTTACTGACGGAATTTTATTAAAAGGATATTTCAAAATAGACGCAGCTGATGATGTTGCTGTTGCATCGGCAGGTCAACAACTTTATGTTTCAACCAATGAAGGTAAAATAACTGATTCTCTCGCAAGTCACTCTGTTAATGATTATGTAAGAGTTGTAGGTAATATGACATCTACTGAAAATGTTATATATTTTAATCCAGATAACACTTTTGTAGTAATATAACATGGGAGTATTAAGATCTTTTTTATGGTCCCCAGCAAACGACATTAATGGTACGTTTTGTGGTAGTGTGGCAGATGGGATCGCATATACTAGTAAAGACACAAACTATATATTTCGTGATTCACATGGATATGTCATACCTAGAGCGGGTATAACTTCGATAAACGGTTTGAATGCAAGTGTATCAGACTGTGACTGGAAAACGGTCCAAGTATTTGGTCCATATTCAAACCAACCTGATGCTTGTGCTTCAATTGCAAATCGACAAACGATTCTTCTTACTGAAATTACACAAATAGGATATGTTATGCCTATGTCAGGTGAAGTACGTCCAGGGACAGGATTACCAGGGGATGAGATGTGGTTCGATGGAAAAGATTTTTATGCGACAAAAGAAAGACCTGTTGGGAATACAAATGACTTTCCTTGGCCCGCAGGTCACTATATTATATGGCCAAGAAATGGGGTAGACGCAGGAGGTGATATGTGGCAATATGCTCAGTTTAATGGAATAGGTCAATTTCCAGTGACAATAGGAGTACAAGGACAAGGGTGTTAATAGAAGTACCTTTTTAGTTTTATTTTTCAAAAAATTTTATTATATTTGTTGTAAATTTTAATACAAAACTTTATGCCAATAAAACACGATAAAATACCACATATTGACCAAGAAACAATTTCAGCCTTTCTTGAGGGTAGAGATCCACAACAATATATTACCGCTCTTGAATACGAAGCCGCTAGTAATTACATACATTTAGTTATTGACGACCCAAATAAAGGAAAGTTTACCACAAGAAAAAAATTAAAACCTTTTCTTTGGTGTAAAGAAGACGTTTTTACTTCTGAACAAATTAATTTTTACGGAAGAGATAAAAGAAGAATTAGAAACGCTATGAAACAATTTGGTATTAAGATGAAAAAGTTAAATACTGTGGGAGATAGTAGACTAGAGAATGGGTTTAAGTACTTAGTATATACAAACCAAGGTTTTTACACCCTATTAAAGTTTTTTGGTGATGGTGGAATACAACCCTACAAAAACAGAGAGTATTTTGAATTAATTTCACCGGTTGAACAATACATGATATCGACAGGTAAAAGATTGTTTAAGGGTTTTGAAAATTATGAAGATGTTCATAGAATGGTTTTTGATATTGAAACTACGTCTCTTGAACCATCGGATGGTACTATATTCTCTATTGGTATTAAAGATAATAGAGGATTTGAGGTTGTTTTGGATGCCAATAATGAGGATGAGGAAAAAGAAATGATTATAAACTTTTTTAAGGTTATTGATTATGTTAGACCTTCTATTATTGGAGGATATAATTCAGAAAATTTTGATTGGTACTGGATTGTGTCTAGATGTGAAATGTTAGGACTAGACATAAAAGAAATAGCTAAGACTTTGGACCCTAAGAAAAAATCTAAATTTAGAAGAAGGGAGAATATCTTAAAGTTGGCTAATGAAGTAGAAAAGTTTGAACAAACAAGTATGTGGGGTTATAATATTATAGATGTGATCCATTCAGTTAGAAGAGCAATGGCAATTAACTCTAATATTAAATCAGCCGGTCTAAAATATATTTGTAAACAACAAAGAATTGCTAAAGATAATAGGGTTTATGTTGACCATGATAGAATAGCTAAATTAAGATTTGATAAAAATCCTTATTGGATTAATATATCTACCGGTGAGTGGTCCGAATCTTCAGAAGAAAAAATTCCGGAAGGTTGGGAGGAAATCACAGGTAAGGAAATAGTGGAAAAGTATCTATTAGATGATATTTGGGAAACTTTAGAGGTTGATAATAGTTTCAATCAGTCCTCTTTCTTGATGGCAAAAATATTACCAACAATATACGAACGTGTATCAACAATGGGAACTGCGTCTATATGGAAATTATTAATGTTATCTTGGTCTTATGAAAACAGTATTGCAATCCCAGAAAAAGGAGAAAAAAGAAGTTTTACTGGTGGGTTGTCTAGAATACTTAAGGTTGGATATTCAAAAGATATAGTTAAATTAGATTATGCCTCACTTTATCCGTCAATCATGATTACTCATGGTGTTTATCCAGAATGTGATGTTTCAGGAGCAATGCACGCTATGTTACAATATCTATATGACACTAGAAATAAATACAAATACATGGCTAACGAATGGGCAGAAAAAGGTGATAAGAAAAAGGCTTCGTTTTTCAAAGCTAAACAATTACCAATTAAAATTATTAATAATTCTATGTATGGTTCACTAACAGCACCACAAGTTTTTAACTGGGGAGATGTTATGAAAGGAGAAGAAGTTACTTGTACTGCTAGGATGTATCTTAGATTATTAGTTAGGTTTTTTGAAAATAGGGGGTTTATACCTCTTGTATTAGATACTGATGGATGTAATTTTAGTGTACCGGAGTCAACAAAAAAATATACTTATGTAGGAAAAGGAATACATCATTTTGTAAAAGAGGGTAAGGAGTATAGTGGTACACCCGCAGTGGTTGCTGAGTTTAATGACACATATATGAGAGGTGTTATGGGGTTAGACATAGATGGTTTTTGGAAATCCTCAATAAACGTATCTCGTAAAAATTACGCTGATTTAACAGAGGATGGTAAAGTAGATATTGTTGGAAACACAATTAAATCTAAGGCCCTACCAGATTACATTAAGGAGTTTATTGATAATGGTTTGGAGATGTTATTAAATGGTAAAGGACCAGAGTTTATAGAATACTACTATGAACATTTACAAAATATCTATGATTGTAAAATACCACTTAGTAAGATAGCATCTAAATCCAGAGTTAAAAGAACAGTTAAATCCTACATTAATAGAGGTAACAATAAAGCCGGAAATCCTCTTCCTTCACAAGCACATATGGAATTAATTATAAAGAACAATCTTAGAGTTAGTTTAGGTGATACGATTTTCTATGTAAACAATGGTACTAGGGCGTCTCATGGGGACATACAAAAGAAAAAAGGAGAATTAACTTTTAATTGTTATCTGTTAGATAAAGACCAAATGGAAAAAAATCCCACATTATTAGGAGAGTATAATAAAGCTAGATACATATCCAATTTTAATAAAAGAGTTAAACCGTTGTTGGTTTCTTTTGAACCAGCGATAAGAGATAATGTATTAAAGGCGGTAGATAAAAAAGGTTTATTAGAACCAAGAGAATATTATACCAAAACACAAATGTCACTAATATCTGGAATTCCTTTTGCAGAAAAAGACCAAGATACTATGGAGGATTTGATGAAAATGGATGAAAGAGAAGTAGTGTTTTGGTCAGATATTAAAAGTTCCCCTAAAGAACACCTAATGTCGGTTTTAGAGATAAAATAGACAATTCAAGATAAAATCCTAAACGTTTTATTATGGTTTGATATTTATAGTATAAAACAGATACTATGAAAAAGAAAAACTTAGAGGAGTTGATAGATTCGACTGGAAGTATAATTTCAGGTGACTACACTATTAATCATGATTTTGGTAGTGACAAAACTTCTGATCAATACGAAAAACTTACTAGACAAGGAGCTTCTAATTTTTATGGTTATCTTAGATGGTGGGGAGAAGATGATGAAAACAAACCGTATTCAAAACTAGCAGATAAACTACAACACAATCCAAGAAAATTTTATGAAATTCTAAAAAAGAACAATAAACAAAGTTCTTTTGAGGATTATTTTGCTAAAGATAAGATGCAGGAATCTGAAGAACTAATGAAAGATATGTTGGAGGATATAGTTAAAAGTGGTCCATATAATGATATTATTCCTAATAATGAAGAAACTAATATAATGAGTTTATCAGAATATTCGGATGAGGACCCTATATTAGTTAAGTGGGTAATGTTAGTTAAAGAATTATGGAATGAAAGAGAAAACAATGAAAGGTTAATAATTTTTAATGATTTAATTAATGATATTGATTTTACTTCGGTTCCACAAAATATAAAAGATGAGTTAACAAGAATGATAAATGGCGAATAGTGATCTTTATGGAAATAAATGGACTGTACCTAATAATGTCATTAATTCATTAAACTCGGAATTAAAAAGAAATGATAAAAATATAAAGGGTTATAAAAGAGCTCAAAATATTGTTTCGGATAAAACTATGACTTATTCTATGTTAAAAAGGATGAAAAATTTTTTTGATTCTTTTTCTGGAAATAAAACCGATAGAGAATATTTAATAGCGGGGGGTGAGTCAATGGAAAAGTGGGTAAACTCAACTCTAGAAAAATCTAGAGGAAGTGTTACCAGAGAAAAAAGGTCTAAGGCCGACGCTGGTATGAAAAATCAATTCAAAAAAACCCACACCAAAGACAGAGACAATAAAAATGTAACAAAAAGTAATGTGGCGAGAATAACTGGTAATTCTCGTGATATAATGAATAATAGGGCAATATATAAAGAAATGACCACAATAATAAATAAATTAATTAAAGAATAGAATTATGGCACAAACATTAGATGAAGTAGCAAACGCAAAAAGAGACGAAGCGTTCGCATTAAATCAAAGTAAATTTGGTTACGACGAAACAGTAGCTTATAGCTACAACCACCCAAATGCACAAGCAGATGGAGATGCGAAAGGTAGAGGAAACTCTAATTTTGCAGGTGGTGCGGTTGGTGGATATGCAGCACCTTCAGATGCACAAGTTGGTACAAGTATAGATGTAGAAAAAAGAGATGAGGCTATCTCATACAATGGAACATTAACTGGAATGTCTCCTGAAACACCTTATACTGGTCCAGAATTATCTGAATATCCATATCAGTCTAACCCTTAAAACTAATAAATAATGAAGTTAACTTCTGTATTTAAGGATATAATCTTAGAGGCGGTAAATAGAAATCAAATAATTTCCGCAATAAACAATCGTAATGTGTGTACAATATATTATGAGGGGGACACAATTTCCAATCCTGGTTATAGAGAAATAGAACCTTACGTTTACGGATTATCAAAAAGAGAAAATCCGGTAGTTAGGGCGTATCAGTTAGAGGGTAAAACAGATTCCCCAGAAAATATGCCTGGTTGGAGATTATTTAGAGTGGACAGAATGGTTGACTTTGTGAATAGTGGTGATATATTTAATGAAGCAAAACCTTTATATAACCCTAGTGGAGATAAGGATATGACAAGAATATACGCACAAGCAAAATTTTAATTATGGCAGAAGCACCAGTAGATATAAGACAATTAGCAGGAATTCTAAATAAATCTAAATCAGTATTAGATAAAGTAGAATCACAAATGGGCCCAAGTGGAAACGGAGGAGAGTATTCCCAAAGGGGTATTAATGAAAATAATGCACCTTTACCATCAGGTATGATTGACTCTTCACAAATGTTAACAAGTTTACCTCCAGGAGCCGCTCCTAAAATGACAAGTGACCCAACACAACCTATAAGAAGAACTCTTAAAAACGCAAAAACAACTAGAATGCCAAAAGAGATAGTAGAGGCTATGATTAATAACACTGTGGCTGACCCAACTAATAACACCGCTGATTTAGATCCAGAATTAGTAAAAATGATTAATCCAAACTCTGGAAATAAAAAAGAAGTTATACAAGAAAGGGTTGAGCAACCTCAAATTAATACATCAAATACACAAGAACTTAAAACTTTAATTAGAGAAGTTGTTGAAGAAATTATTGTTGAAAGGAAAGTTGATGAACAGGTACAAATACGTGTCGGTGATACTATCTTCACGGGAAAAATAACAAAATCTAAATCTATAAACAAAAAATCTTAATTATGGAAAATTCTTGTAAAGGAAAAAAAGGTGGATGTTTGGCAACTAGTGATACAGGTAGTACCGCTTCAGAAAAATAGAAAACCCTAACTTATACATCCGTTTTATTATATTCTTAATATTTATATAAAAAGAATATACCACTATGGCAACAAATATTACTCCGGATGATAGAACCGACTTATTTACTAAAACTAGACATAGATTAGGGGCTCCAGTTAGAAAAGTAGAAGTAACTAATGACCAATTGGACACACTCCTCTCAATTGCAGTTGAAGACTATGTACAGTACCAATACGAGTGGTTAGTGGACAATCAATGGCCGTCATTAATTGGTTTAGATGTTAGTGAAACTGATACCGCGATAAACTTAACAACAAGAGATTTCGATTACGAAACTCAATTTACATACGCTTACTCCAAAGCGGTAGGATTACAATCAAGAGGTCCTTGGGAACTTAAAACTGATTTTGTCGAATTAGTATCCAATCAACAACAATACTTAATACCAGCAAATCGAGAACTTAATGAAGTTTTATGGTTTACACCACCTAGTTTGGACCAAGCGGTTATCGACCCATTTATGGGAATTGGTGGGGCTTTTGGTGCAGGATTTGGTGGAGAAGGTGGTTTGGCACAATTTGGTATGGGTTCTTATTACGTAATGCCAGCTTTTGATGTGTTATTAAGACAGTCTGATAGAAATCTAAAAAATAGACTTATTAGAGGTGATTTAACTTATAAGGTTACTGCAGCTCCAAGTGGACAACGATATCTTTGGATCATGCCAGTTCCTGGGGGGTCTTATGATTATGGAAACACTTCATTATATAAAGGAAAAGTATGGTATAGATATTATGAGATTGTACCAGAAAATGAGGAACAGGACAGGGAAGCTTGTTTACAAGCAAACACTGATGTAATTAAACTACCATCAGATGTTCCATTAGATTCAATTGATTATTCGTCATTAAACTTACCTTCTAAGATTTGGGTTCGTAGATATCTTTTAGGGTTAGCAAAAGAAACCTTAGGACGTATTAGAGGTAAATTTTCAGGATCATTAGACGTACCAGGTGCAGAAGTTTCTATGGATTACCAATCTTTATTAGATGAAGGTAAGGATGAACAGTCTAAACTTATTGAGGAACTTGGGGAAAGATTAACAAGTATGAGTAACTTTGGACAAACGGAACAAAGAGCAAGTGAGGCTGAATCGATAAATAAATCTCTACAATACAGACCACTGGGTATGTATGTAATATAGTTTCTTATGGCATTTACAACATTAGTTGATTATTCTAGACAGTTAAGACAATTCCAAGATACAAGTGCTGAGTTTTCTGGTAATACAAAAATTTTAGGTACTCTTGAGTTGGGGGCTGTAATTACCGATGGGGACATTGTTGGTTATCCTTATTATTCTAAATTTTATATGAGTTCTAGTACTGTCACTACAACTCCTTATATGAGATATAGTCCAGTTACAAGGGCTTGGGAATTTACAATGCCGTATCCTAATAACAGTAGTTCTGTTTACGAAGTTAATAGAATGAAATTTAATCTTAACGATAATGGATTAAACGGTCAGTACGGAGTGTTTTCACAACAAACAGTTTTTAGGTATAAATCCAGTGATTGGACAAATATCGAAAATGGGGGTTATCATAATCCAGCCACTGTTATGATTATAGGTAGTGGTACTACAAGTGCTAGTACCGCATTTACAGTTTCAAATTACGACGCATCTACCGGTATTGGGATGACTGGTTTAACTATTGACGATGGAATGAATATTAGAATTGGTGATCGAAGACCATATGCTAATGTTGACTCAAACACATGTCAAGTTTTTCTAGGTCCAGGGGGAGTGTTAAATAACGTAGAACTTTTTGATACTTTGAAAATTGGTTCCGAAGGACTTGTTGGTACAACCGCTTCCTTAAGGCACTTAAAAATGAACATTGATTATGAATACGATAGTTCTTGGGTTTATAATCTAAAACCGGCACAATTTGAGTTTAAGAAGTTTCCAGGAAATGTACAATATGGTCTTATAGCGGAAGATGTTAACGACATTAATCCTAATTTCGCTAAATTTAATAGTGATGGTACATTAAGAGGGGTAAAAGATGAACTATTATCTTCTGTTATTCTTAAAGAATTAATTGAGTTAAGAAAAAAAGTTGATCCGGATTTCAGAAAAGATTATGAAGAAGATAAAGTAAAAGTGATATCAAGCGACTATGATATTATTCATGATGGTACAATAATTGCTCGTGGTGGTAATGAAATTAAATTAAATATTTCTGAGTCTTTATCAGGAATAGTTAGGATTAAATCTTTGGCGAATGTTACAGTAAGTTCTAGTAGATTAATAGATGAAAAGTGGGAAGAAATGCAATTAGAAAACGGTAGTAGTATTAGTTTATTGTGTCATGAAGAATTTATTTACATACTTTCTTCAGACGGAGACAAGATTAAATAAAACTTAACTGGTCAATTAAACTCTCCACAATATCATCTTGGGAGTACTCACCCATTATAGTGTCGATATTTTTTTGTTTACTCTTAAGTGATTTATATATAATTTCTTCAACTGTCTTATCAAAAATAGGGTAGTAAACATTAACTTTTTTATTTTGTCCAATTCTATAAGCTCTGTCTTCGGCTTGAGAGTGAGATTTTGGTACCCAATCTAAACTATTCATTATAACTACTTCTCCTTCTGTTAGAGTAATACCAACACCAGCGGACATTATATTACCAATAAAAACTCTTACTTTGTTGTTTGTTTGAAATGACTCAACACTTTTTTCTTTTTCTTCTAATGACATAGAACCATTATGTCTAACAGCAACTTTTTTGAATTGGTCAAATATAATTTGTTGTTCATTGTTAAAATTTGTAAAAACTATTACTTTTTTACCTTGTTCGACTAAATCTTTTATAAATGGAATTGTGTGTCTTGTTTTCTCTTCTGCTAAAAACTTTCTAAGAGTTACTAATTTAGTCATGTGTTGTGCTAAATTGGCATGACCGTGTTTAAGAGACCAGGATTTGTATTCTCCCATTATTTCTTGATATCCTGAAGCGTTTTCGAGTTGGTGATATATTGGTGATACTATTTTTGGTGGTAAATCTATAATATCTTCTTTTTTTCTCCTAAGGATACAATCTTGAGTATATTCATGAAGTTCTTGTAAATTTGAGGCCCCTTTTGTGTCCCATATTAATCTTCCTCCCTGTCCTCTAAATCTTTTAGCATCACAATACCTTTTAACAAAATGTACCCAATCCTGACTAATTGTAGTTCTACATATTTTTAATAAGTTATAAAAATCTATAGGTCGATTTGCAACTGGGGTACCAGTCAATAACCACACTTTTTTAATTTTTTTAACAAAATCCATAACAATTTTAGTTCTTTTAGATGTTGTGTTCTTAATAGCGTGAGCTTCATCAACTATAACAAGATCAAAATCAGAATTTGTAATTACACTTTTTGTTGTTTGTGACACCCCCTTATTTTTTGTAGGTAAAAAGTGAAAGTTTTTAAGAATATCAAAATTAATTATATTCCATTTTTTTGTTTCCCCCCATTTTTTTCCATTTATAATATTAATATCTTCTTCACTATCATAGTTACCAATTTCTTTTTTCCAATTTAACTTTAAGGAAGAGGGACATACCACTAATATTCTTTTTGCCCCACTTAATTTAGCACCTATTACTGCGGATGTAGTTTTACCTAATCCCATGTCATCAGATAATATAAACCTATCGTACTCTAATAATTTTATAATAGCTTCTCTTTGATGAACCATTGGTGGACGATGTGAATACTCCTTATAATCTATTACACCTACTTCATTTTTTACCCTTTCTTTAACAATGTGTTTTTTAGGTATCCATACCATAGTTGGGGAATTTTGGTTTTTACTAAATTTAGCCATTACATGTAAGGTATCCTTCATATTTGATAGGATTTTAACTATGTTAAATTTTAATGGGGTTTTAACTAAAAGGTGTTCTTCTTGTAGTCTTGTGGCAAAGTAATTACTGACACATATCTCTTTATCCACCTCTACAGGAATTTTTCTATAGTTATGTTGGATATACTCAATTTGTTTTTGGGTAGGTTTAATACTACTTGAATTCTTAAATCTGGCTTTAAGAGTTAGTAAATAGTCGTTCTTACCTTCGTAAGTCTTAACTAAAGATATGTAATCTTTTATACGGTTTGGATCCAGCATGCATTAATTATATTATATTGATCAATTAAATAATTATTAGTTATTAATAGTTATTAGTGGCGTGCTTAATGCTAAAGATTAATTATAACTAAGTCAAGAGTATTTATAGTATATGGAAAATAAACAAAACCAGCAGACTAAAGTACCTATTACCAGATTAAATAAATTCTTTGATGATCAAGATTTTGATTTAGAAGTTGATTTTGGTAGGGAATATATGGAGGGAGACCTTCATATGTCCGTTGTATTATTTAGTATAGACATTGAAGAAACAGATACTGATGATGTCTACAAAGAAGTTAATGCAGAGAATGTTAGATTTTTTCCACCTGTAGAATTATTAGTTAATTTAGAATTAGCGGTCGGTGAAAATGCAACTTATAACCCTAATGGGTCATTAAGATATAGAGATTTTGGTAATTTAACATTTAATGTATATGAAAAACAATTACAAGAAAAAGAAGTTGATATTAAATATGGTGATTATATTGGATATCGATATACTGAAAGTGATATGAAGTTTTGGGTTGTTGTTAATGATGGTAAAATTAATGCGGACAATGAACATACTATATTTGGTTATAAAGGAGCGGTTAGAACAATTGAATGTACTGTTGCCGACCCTAATGAATTTACAGCAATTTAATAATGGGAATACCTAAGAAATTTTTGAAAAACGTAAAACTAAAGGAACGAGCTCGTAATCACGAGAGGAGATTAGAATTATGGGAAGAAGGATGGAATGCTAGTGGTACTTTTGTACCTAAAGGTGTTTTATATGAAGATATGGATAGGGATTTTATTAAATTCGTGGAAGAAGACCTAATTTTAACTTTAGATGGTAAAAGAGTTCCTGTATTTTTTTTAACAATACAAAGATGGGCTGAATTTGCAAGAACGTGGCAATTTACAGATAAGGATAGAAATGTACAAATTCCATTTGTTACGATAGTTAGACAACCAGACATACAATTTGGAACAAATCCAGTTACTCAATATACAATACCACAAAAACAAAGATTTGACTATATGAAAGTTCCCAACTACGATGGTGACTCAGTAGGTGTTGATGTTTATAAAATTCCCCAACCTATAGCTGTTAATCTAACATATGAAGTTAGATTCTTTTCGTATAGAATGAGAGAGATAAACAAATTTAATAAAATTGTAATGCAAGCTTTCCAGTCAAGACAAAAATACATTAATTGTAACGGACACTATTTTCCAATTATATTAGAAAGTATTGGAGATGAAAGTACAATAGATCAGTTTGAACAAAAAAGATTCTATGTCCAAAGTTTTGAAATGCAACTATTAGGTTATATTATGGATGAAGATGATTATGAAGTTACACCGGCTATTAAAAGAGTTGTTACTTTATTTGAAACAGAACCACAAGTAGTACCTAGTCTTAATGTAACAGACGGATTAGATTCTGGAAGAAATACAGAAGAATATGACATAACAATGTTTTGGGAAGTTGGTATGTCAGACAATTTCCCTGGTATAACCACACTATCAAATCCAGTTAAAGTAACAAGTAGTGCTTTACTTACCACAGCCACTCTTCAAAATGTCAGAGATTGTGAAACGATAAATAGTGATTGTAGTGCTCATAGTCCTAAAATTTACATTAGTACGGATAATGGGGTTAGTTTTATGGGTCAACCATTACCAATACAAGTATTACCAGATTATCTACTTTATTTTAATGGATTAGTAATAGATGAAGAACAGGACGCTAGTGTAACTCTACGTGGTTACATAAATAAAATCTAATCATCATATAAGTCATCTTTTTTATTGTAACGAATATTAGAACAAGTTTGTCTAATTAACTTTTCTACAAAGGCAAACATTTTTAGACCATTCTTTTCACAATAACTTTTTAATATAGAATGAGTCTTAGTGTCGATTTTAAGGTTTTTATTACGTTTTAGTTTATCCATATATAAATAAGTATGAAAAAAGTATGATTCTTTTCATACTAGACATAAAAACCCTTCGTACTTTGCTAAAAGCAAGAGTATTTATTATAAAACCAAAGAATAATAAAAAATTATAAAAAAGAGTAAAACATGGCAAATCAAGTAGTAGTATCACCAGGAGTTTATACATCAGAGAAGGACCTTTCGTTTGTTGCTTCTAGTGTTGGTATAACACGTTTAGGTATGGCGGGTGAAACATATAGAGGACCTGCGAACCAACCAATATTCGTAGGAGACTATGATACATATAAAACATATTTTGGACCACAAAAAACAGAACAATATTGTTTATCACAACCTTGTGCAGCGGGTTCAACAAAACACCCAAGATATGAAGCAACATATATAGCTAGAGCTTATTTAAGTGAGTCAAATAATTTATGGACTACACGTATATTAGGTAGTACAGGTTATGATGCAACAGAGGGTTTAGTAATTAATTTAGGTATTGGTACAACTAATACTGGTGCGGCAGGACAACAAGTACAGTCAACAAGAAGACTGTCAGCAACAACGGCTTGTGTAATTAGAGCTAGAAAATATTACGGGGCGTCAACATTCAATCAACCAAATATTCATATTGGTGTAGTACCAACACAAGGTTTTGACACTTACGCTAATAACGCAGCTTCACCTACATACGCAGCTAATGGATTTATGATTGGTGGTAGTGGTACGGCAGGAGCATTAATCGCAGGAGGTGCGTGGGCAAATGCAACAGGAGACTTTACAATCGCAGCTAAAAGACAAGCTTTCGCAGGTGTAGGTGCAGCAGACGATAGATACTTAGTTAGTTTTAACCCAAATAGTAATAACTATATTACAAAAGTTCTTGGAACTAATCCTTACTATGACCAAAACAACCCAGACCAAAGACTTTACGTTGAACAAATTTATATTAACGCAGTTAAACAAATGGGTAAAGAATGGGGTGGTTCAGCGGCTAACAACTATTTAGATGTTATTGAAGATATGTCGTTCTTTAATCTACAAACTACTTGGAAAAACTATACGGACACTTGGCAACCAACAGCAACACCAGATGGACCACAAACTCCGTGGATTTATTCTGAGGTTAGAGGTACTGAAATAGTTAAATTATTTAGACTTATTCTAATATCAGATGGTGATACAGCTAACGACTTCTTAAAATTCTCAATTCTTAACATAGACATTGATAATAAAACATTTGATATTGCGATTAGAGCTTATGGAGATTCTGACGCTAAACAAGTGATATACGAACAATATAAAAATATAAGTCTTAACCCTATCAGTCAAAATTATATAGGTAAGAAAATTGGTACATTAAACGGAGAGTACGCATTAAGATCACGTTATATAATGGTTGATATTGATGAAAATTGTCCAGTAGATGCAGTACCTGCGGGTTATGAAGGATATCCAACAACAAATTCTTCAGGTAACTTTGGTAACTTAAGTGGAAGAACTCAATCTCAAGGAACAGGTGCGGCTGACGGATTAGCACTTCACTCAAGAGTAGAACCTTTTGCTTATTATAATGTTTCTTATGATTTAGTTGCTGATAATATCAGAAAGACTTATCTAGGTTTAGGAAGTAAAATGGGTTGGGACCAAGATATGTTCGATTATCATGGGTGTGCGACTAACGGTACAAACTCAGGTGGAGACAGAACATTATGTGCGGCGGCTTGGTCAGGTAAAACTTATGGTTTCCATATGGATACTAGAGCTTCTGGTAGCACATTCTTACAAAATACAAATGCTGGAGATTACAGAGTATGGTTCTCAGGTTCTGTTGGAACTTTCCCATTCTATGCAACTTCATCACAATATACTGTAAACGGATATTACGGACCTAATAGTTCAAATTCCGCAACATCAGCTAAAAATGTTTACTATAATAAAAAATATAGAAAATTCACTGTATTCCCTTATGGGGGACATGATGGATGGGAACCATATAGATCAGTACGTAGTAATACGGATTTATGGAAAGAAAACGCAACTTATTACACTGCGGGATACGGTTCAGGAGCAACAGCAGTAGCGGCTTCAGGAGACTTCCAGTTTAATAAAACTTCTGATTGGTACGCTTTCCAAACAGCTATTCATAAATTTGCTAATCCAGAAGAAACTGATATAAATCTATTTGCAAGCCCAGGTATTGATTATACTAATAACTTAACTTTAGTTAACGATACTATTGAAATGGTTGAAGATGATAGAGCAGATTCTTTATATATTGTTACATCACAAAACTATAAAGACCAAGGAGTTGAAAATGCAGTTGACGCTTTAGATGACGCAGACATTAATAGTAATTATGTGGCAACATATTGGCCTTGGATACAATACAATGATACAGAAAATAACGTTAGACTATATTTACCACCAACTTGTGAAGTATTAAGAAATATGGCAATTACTGATAATGTTGCTTTCCCATGGTTTGCGACAGCAGGTTATAACAGAGGAATTGTTAAGGCTAACAAGGTAAGAAAAAATCTGACACAAGATGATAGAGATGATTTATATGAAGCTAGGATTAATCCAATTGCAACATTTACAGCAACAGGACCTGTTATTTGGGGTAATAAGACCTTACAAACAGCAATGTCTGCACTTGATAGAATTAATGTTAGAAGATTACTTCTTAGAGCAAGAAAATTAGTATCAGCAGTTGCGGTTAGATTAATATTTGAACAAAATGACGAAATAGTAAGACAAGAATTCTTAAGTTTAGTTAATCCGATTCTTGAAGATATCAGAAGAGATAGAGGTTTAACAGACTTTAAGGTGGTTCTTTCTAACGACCCAGAAGAAATTGATCAAAACAAGTTGACAGGTAAGATTTTTATTAAACCAACTCGTTCATTAGAGTTTATTGAAATAGAATTTAATATTACACCTACCGCTACAAGTTTTGATGATATATAACATAGATTAAAACTTTTAATATAAATGGCGAATCAAGTTTCATTGTCTCCAGGAGTATATATTTCTGAAAGAGAACTTACATTTAGTACACCAACTGTAGGAGCTACAACTTTAGCTACTGTGGGTGAGACCTTAAGAGGTCCGGCTCAACAACCTATTTTTGTACAATCATATGATGAATATAAAACCTATTTTGGTGGACTAGACACAACAATCTTTTCAGGGACATCAATCCCAAAATACGAACAATCTTATATTGCTAAAGGATTCCTAAGTGAATCCAACTCCCTATTTGCGGTTAGACCTTTAGGTTACGCCGGATATAACGCAGGTAACGCTTGGAACCTAATTGTAAGTTATGTACCAAATTATGATAATGTAATGAGGGCATATGGAGGTGGATGTACGGCTGGACAATGTGGTGAAGTAAGTGCCAATCAATTTGGGGGAACAGGAATACCAATGTTAGATCCAGATGGTAATGCAATAAGTTCAACAGTACCATCAATATATGCAGGGGCTGGACCAGCCGCTCAACCAGGTATGTTAAGTGGAGGAACTTGGGGTTATTTAATGTCTGATAACAATGAAGGATATGTAAATGGGGCACAATTTACAAATGCAGATGCGGCAGGTGCCGGTCAAGGATATATGTTCGATTATCCTTCATCACAATCAATGATGATAATTTATTCTGCTGACACTTATGGTGGACCAGGAAGAATGGTTTTAACTGGTAGTACTGGAGGTAACTGGCACACACAAGGAGGTAAACCTTGGGTATCAGGTATATTACCTTACCCAATGAATTTAATGAGTGGACAAACATTTGTTATCACATCAAATGAATCTACAGGAGGTGCTAGAAGTATTGCAGGTACATTACAAACAAATGGTCAAAATGGTTTTGAAGTACCAAGAGTTATGTCTCAAACAAATGCAACAACTTACCCGAATATTAATTGGGGACCAGCAGTTTCTGTATATGACCCAGCAGATACTTCAGAATCACCTTTATCACCAACTAAATTAATACATGCGGGAGATGACGGAACCAGAGACATACAACCAATAGGTTACCCAGCTACAGGATACACAGTAGAATTTAACTGGAAATTTGGTAATCATATTGGATACCATACTGGGGGTACTACAGGTTGGACTGCACAAACCTCTGGTACAGTTTACACTTGGAGTGGAAAAACTCAAGAAATGGTAGTTGCCACATTAAGAAGTAGAGGAAAATATGCAGGAGATGTATTCTCTGCAAATGTTGCGGGAGATCTAAATCCTCCAGGTGTTACAGATTTCCAATCACCTTCATTTGGTGTTAGAAATACTGTATGTGACGGTACTGTGGCTACATGTCCGGAACCAAGAATTGTTGATATTAATACAACTAACTATAAACAAGATTTTTATCTTTCTGGTTATACTAACACAACAGGGGGTAATTTTAATTATGAAGTTAATTTAGACGCCAATTCACAAAAATATATAACAAAAGTTTTAGGTACCAAAAAATTTGATAAAAACACTCATATGTGGGTGGAAGAAAATTATCCTAATACTTTAAGCCAATTAGCAGCGTCTGCTGTTACGGTTTCTAATCTTAGATTTGGACAGGTAGGTAGTAATATATCAGCAGGGGCATCCTTTTCAGATTATACTGAAGATTGGCAACCATTAGGTGCAGTTGAGGGACCAGCTACACCTTATATTGTTTCAGAAATAAGAGGTGAAAATATATTTAGATTATTTAGATGTATTTTAATAGCTGATGGAAACACAGCAAATAACTCAGTTAAAATATCAATCCAAGATATTGATGTTAATAATAAAACTTTTACATTAACAGTAAGAGAATTTTCTGACACAGATACAAATCAAAGAATAATAGAAGCTTATACCCAATGTACCCTTAATCCAGAAAGTCAAAATTATATAGGTAAGAAAATTGGTACAGAAAACGGAGAATATGCGGTTAGGTCAAAATACATAATGTTAGAGTTTGATGAAAACTGTCCATTAGATGCTTTACCAGCAGGGTTTGAAGGTTATTTAATTAGAAATTACAGTGGGTCTACATATGCAGACACTACATATATGAATCCACCACTAGAGGCAACTATAACAGAACCATCTGGTTGGTATGGTAATATTGCAGCTAAACCATTTTATAACTTAAAATATGATATTGTTGCGGATGATATAAAAAAGACATATTTAGGATGGTCCTCAAAAACAGGTATTGACCAAGACTATGTGGACTATAAAGGTTTGAATGGTACTTTAACACAAACATCACCATATAAATGTAGTGCAAACGGTACGTTATGGACCGGTAAAACAAAAGGTTTCCACTTTGATAAAAGAGTTTCAGGTTTAACATCTAGTGATGTCGTACAATACAATGTAGGTTCTTATAATTTCTATACTAGTGGAAATACACTACTTGGAGATGTTGGTAATTATTATACAAATAAAGATTATCTTAAGTTTACAGTATTACCTTATGGAGGACATGATGGATGGGACGAATACAGAATAACTAGAACCAACAGTGATTTATATGTAATAGGTAAAACAAATTATAATACATTTTGGTATAACCAAAGTTTCACCAATATAAGTTGTGAGGTCACAGATTACTATGCTTATTTTGATGCAATGAGAAAGTTATCTAATCCTGAGGAAACACCTAGTAGTTTATTTACTACTCCAGGTATTGATTATACCAATAACTTAACTCTAGTCAATAAAGCTATTCAAATGATAGAAAATGATAAAGGAGACTCACTTTATGTAGTAACCTCATCTAACCCAGCTAATCAAACTGTTGACGGGGCAATAACAAATTTAGAAAATGCAGCGTTAAGTAGTAATTATGTAGCAACATATTGGCCTTGGACTAGATATAAAGATACTGAGAATAATGTTAGACTTTATATGCCACCAACAACAGATGTGGTAAGAAATATGGCAAGAACAGATAATATTTCTTTCCCATGGTTTGCAACAGCTGGTTACAGTAGAGGTATGATGAATGTGGATAGAGCTAGAATTAAACTAACACAAATAAACAGAGACGATTTATACGAATCAAGACTTAACCCAATCGCAACATTTAATGGGGTAGGTGTTGTTATATGGGGACAAAAAACCTTACAAACAACAACTTCAGCTTTAGATAGAGTTAATGTTAGAAGATTATTATTGTACTTAAAAACTAGAATTAAAGATGTTGCAATACAACTATTATTCGAACAAAATGACGATATAGTAAGACAACAATTCCTAACTCTAATCAACCCAATTTTAGAAGATGTAAGAAGAGATAGAGGTTTGAACGATTTCCAAGTTAGACTTAGTGATACGGCAACAGAACTAGATACTAATAAGTTAACAGGTAAAATATTCATAAAACCAACTAAAACACTAGAATTTATCGAAGTAGAATTTAACATTACACCATCTAGTGTTTCATTTAATGATATAGGTTAAAGATTATGAGTAGGAGATTATTATTTGAAATAACAATGAGGGCCTACAGTTTTGACTGGGATGACAATATTCTACATATGCCAACTATGGTACATATGGAAAAAAAAGTTGGTAATAATTGGGAAAAAATAAAAATTACCACATCTGAATACGCTGAAGTTAAGGGGGAACCAAATTATAGATACCCAGATGAGGATATAAGAAAGGCTTTTGTTGAGTTTGATGACAATGATTTATTTTTAGACAATGTTAGTGAAAGTTTAAGGAATAAAGACTTTGCGCCGAGTTTTGAAGATTTTAAGGAAGCTTTAATAGATGCAAAAACAATATCTATCATTACGGCACGACCAACATCGCCAGAGACCATTAAAAAAGGTATTTTAATGGTAATTGACGAAGTATTTACTCCAGAAGAAAAGGAGGAAATGATAGAAAATATAGAAGATAACTTTGATTTTGAGGGAGAGGATGTCATAAAAAAGTATATAGATTCTAATTATTATTATCCAGTGTCTTTTAGAAATAGAACTACTGACATTAAGAAAGGTAAAACAAATGCATTAGATAATTTTGTTATGAATGTTAAAAAATCTTTTGAAAAAATGGATAAAACTAAATATAATAAAATGGCTATAGGTTATAGTGATGACGATCTTGAAAACATTGAGGGAGTGATAGAAAAAATAGAAAAAGAACTTTCTAAAGAGTATCCAGACATTAAGTTTTATGTTTATGATACTTCTGAAAAGGGTAAAAATAAATTAATAGTACATACTACTTAAATAATTTTATATTTCGATATATTTATAGATGTATTCAAAATATAATACAAACTAAAAAAAAATAGAAAATGGCAGATTTACTAATGAAAATGCCGGTTCCTTACGAACCAAAGAGAAAGAATCGGTTTATAATGAAATTTCCATCTGACTTAGGTATAGCAGAGTGGATAGTATCTAGTGCGGCTAGACCATCAATAACAATTAATGAAGTTGAAATTCCGTTTCTTAATACTAAAACATTTGTTGCTGGTCAGTTCCAGTGGGAGACTATTGACGTAACATTCAGAGACCCTATTGCTCCATCATCATCTCAAGCATTAATGGAATGGGTAAGACTACACGCAGAGTCAGTAACTGGTAGAATGGGTTACGCTGCAGGTTACAAGAAAAAAGTAGACCTATTTATGCTAGACCCAACAGGTGCGATTGTTGAAAACTGGGAATTAAGAGGAACTATGTTAACTAACGTTAATTTTGGTGACTTAGATTACAGTGGAGATGATTTAGCAGATGTGTCAGCTACTTTAAGATTTGATAGAGCAATCTTAAAATACTAATTCATTATAAAAGAAAATATTAAATTTATTAAGGGCCTATTTAGGTCCTTAATTGTTTACAATGGCGAATGTTGTACTATTTTTAGTAAATAAACTGCATTAAAAAAAGAAAAAAAGTTATGTCAGAACAACCTAAAACAACCAAACAAGACACAAGTGTCTTTACAGTCCCTTTTGATGTTATAGAACTACCTTCTAAAGGATTACTATATCCTAGTTCGGACGGTAATCTAAAAGTTGAATATATGACCGCAGAGGATGAAAATATCCTAACCTCACCAAACCTAGTACAATCAGGAAAAGTTTTAGATGTTTTAATTGAACGTAAAATTAAAGACGATCAATTAAAAGCTAAAGACTTATTGGTAGGTGATAGAAACGCAATTATGGTATTTTTAAGGTCTACTTCTTATGGAGAAATGTATCCAGTTAAACTAACAGATCCTGAAACAGGTGAAGAGTTTGAAACAGAAGTCGACTTATCAAAATTACCAGTTAAATCAATAGGAGCTTCACCAAACGAAGAGGGATTATTTGAATTCAACCTAAAAAGGATGAAAAAAGATATTAAATTTAGATTATTAACTTCACAAGACGAGGAAAATCTAATTAAAGCCGAAGAAAAAAGAAAAAAACTACTAAAGACACAAGTTTCTAAACTATTAACTAATAGATTAGTTACTCAAATTGTCGAGGTAGACGGTAATAGAGATAAAAGTTATATCGAACAATTCGTTAACTACCTTCCAGCGGGAGATTCACTAGACTTGAGAAAGTATATAGATGATATCGAACCTGGTATAGACCTGAGGGCAGACGTGGAGTCACCTTCAGGTGCCGTGTTTCGCAGTCTCGTTCCAATTACAGTCCAATTTTTTTGGCCTAACGTCAGACTATAAAACAGAGTTATATAAACAAATATATATCTTAGTTAAGCATTGTGGTTTTACGAGAGCAGACGTGATGGTCATGCCAATATATGAAAGAACTATTTATATTGGTGAATTAGAAAGAGAATTAGAAGAAAAACAAAAAGCCCATAAGGCCGCAGAAAGAAAAGCTAAATCAAAGAGGTGATAACACCTCTTTTTTTTATGTTAGATATTTATAGTAAAACAATAGTATCTTGAAAACTGAAGAAAGACGACATAAACGTATTAAAGAATTAATGGGCATTAAACCTAAATTGATTTCTGAACAAGGATATGATGATAGTGTGGCCGACTATTTAGCCACTGGACTTGAAACTGGTGAAACAATTGGAAGAAGTTTATTTGGTAGAACATCCAGCCCCAACGATTGGAAATTAGACCCTAGTGATGGGGTAACACCCGGTGGGATTGATGTAACAGATGCAGCAACAAGTGCAGTAGATGCAAGATTAGCAACACAAGCCGCTAGAGACCTACTAGGTAATACACCAATATCACAAGGATTTGTAAATCATGTAGTTTGGAAATACTTTGACGATACAGGACCTTTTGGGTTTACTTATTCCTTCACAGAAGATGTAGTTATTGGTGAGACCAGAATATTAGCCGATAAAAGTCACACAACCAAAAATGCGGAGTATATTAAATCAACAAATACTATTGTAATAGATGATATTGAGGTAGATAAAACTGAAAATGATGAAACAGTAACAGGAGACACAACTACAGTTAAAAATAGAAACCAAAAAATAGTAGATCTTTTTAATAAAGTGGGGATAAAATTAGACACTAAACATCCTTTGGTTATATATTTTAGGAAAAATATACGTCCAGTGTTGAGAAGAATGAAAAAAGAATTTCCTGAGTATAAAATAAATTTTACTGACCAAGCAACTAAATGGGAAGGTGAAGAAGTTGTGGTAGACCATTTTTTAACAACCAAAGACATATTACTAGAAGGGTATAAGGAAACATTAACTCAACTCATGAAATTAAAAGCGGCCAAAAAAGCACAGAAAAAAGATAGTAAAATGATTGGTGTGCTAGATAAAGAAATAAAAAAAGAAACACAAAACCTACTAAAAATAATAAAACCTAAAATACAAAACATTTTCAAAGAATCGAGTAAATCGATTAAAGATATAGAAATGGTTAGGTTTGTTATATACCTAAATGCCTTTCTATCACAATTAAAAAAGGACTATCCACAATATAGTATAACTTATGGTGATTTAGTCTTAAAAGAACAGGAAGAAACTAAAGAAAAAATAGGAATATCAATAACTTTAGCAAAAGGACAGGATGAGGTATACATTGGTAGAACCTATCCATGTACAGTTAAAGTTGGTGGAAAAGAAGCTGGTAGTAATAATGTAACAATACTTGATGTCGATTCTAAATTTGTAAATAAAGGTAATAAGGGTAGTGGTCCAGTAAAATCTAATATAGATGGTAAGGAAGACAAAGTTGAAGAAGAAAATTCATACACATTCCCAAAAGCTGGTTCAAATTATGGAGATAAAGGTAAAAGATTTTGGGTAACAATGACAATAGATGTAGAACCTGTGAATTATTTATTAAATAATGCGGCGACAAATAAACTGAAAGCTTATAAAGAATATGTTTATGTTGTTGAAATGTTATTTAATGGTTTTAGAATACAAAGAATAAATAGTAGTGACTTTTTAGACCAAAATTTTGGGGCAGAAGATATAAAATTCTTATTCGACGATGATGTAAACACAGTAACATTCCAAAAACCTTATCAAATAGAGGTTCTTGCTGGTGATAAGTCATTAGGTAAGTTAAACATAACAGTAGATAACATAGAAAGAAAATAATAAACTATGGCAGAAGGAGCTACAGGTGCGGAAAGAATAAAAGAACTCGAACAACAACGAGCCCTACTTCAATGGATGATAGACAACCAAAGAAGGGTTAACAATGGGGTAAAAGAACATCTTAAAGCTAGACAACAATTACTGGCGGTTGAAGAACAAATTGCTTCAGCCGAAAAACTTGTTATCGAAACCAAAAAAGAAATTGCCAAATTAGAAAAAGAAAAAGAAACAGCTAATAAAAAGAGACAAAGGGCGATTAAGAAAGAAATTCGTTTTCTAAAAGAATTTAATGCAGAAAATGAACGTACCGTTGATATACAAAAAAAGGAGAGAGACGAATTAAAAAAGACACTCAGTCTTAAAAAGGCAATAGGTAATGAAGTTAAGAAACAAGTTATTGCCCTCAACAAAGAATTATTCAATGTTAAAAAACTTAAATCATTTTATCTAGAAATAGATAAAGGAGTTAGGTTAACCACAGAATCCTTAGGTTTATCGGCAGGTTCTTCAGACATTCTTAGACAAAATTTATTAGATGCTTCACAATACGC